GTGACATTGGGGCCGTCATGATGTGGTTGCAATTTTATTTTATACACAAACCATATAAAATAAATGAATAAATAAATGACAGAACAAGTTCTAGTGTATGTGAAAACGACCGATGATACAACCTACAAAACAAATGCCGGCATTCCATTTGAATGCGTGGAATTCGTGCGCCGGTACTTCATGCAAACGCGCGCCCTGACATTTCCGTCCGTGGTGGATGCCACCGACATGTTTCACCGCATTCATGCATTGATTCCAATGCAATCAACACAATTCAGTAAGTCATTGCAAACCCGGATGTACCCATACGTCCAGAATGCATTGCATTACTTGCGCCCGGGCACCATGCTGTTCTGGGTTCCAAAACCCACGGACGAATTAAAATACGGGCACGTGGCTTTAGTTGTGGAAGCGAATGCGGAACACGTGGTGGTCGCACAGCAGAACCGGTCACCGCCGATTCAGGTGCATGACACTCGCGTGTTGTTTGGTGCCATTAACTCGCCCAACTCGGCGTATTTAGGACTCAAAATGTTTTTGTAGATGTGCAAGGGGGAGAGAAATCCATAAAAAATGTTTTTTTTTGGGTTTTGTGTTTTGTGTTTTGTGTTTTGTGTTTTGTGTTTTGTGTTTTGTGTTTTGTGTTTTGGTTTTGTTTTTAGTTAGGTGTATTGTTTTGGTTGTGTTGTGTTGTTTGTTTGTGCATTTTACATGGTCCATTCAATTTTGGTCAAGCGCACATTACCCGAGTTCTTCAGCAATTTCAGTTCGCGTCCAGCCACTTTTGTGATTTTCAGAGTTGCGCCGTGTTCACGTCGGATGTATTCATATATTGCACCTCCGCGCTGAAGTGCCTGCATGATTTCCAAGGTCACGAGGATGCCTTTCCATGCCGACGACACTCCATCATGATTGGACGTGATGAAATTTGGACGTTGCAGGGAATCCTCAACTTGCGATGCGCGAATGAGGTCACACAGGTTCCTCTGCATCATCTCGGCACTGTAGGAGGTTTCAACTGCCAGCGGGATGCTGAATCCGCCGTTGCCAATGACAATTGAGCCGTCCTCTTGCTGCGTGCTGAACGTCTCCAATCCGCTTGTGTGAGGAATGCGTTCATGCAGTTGTTGCTGGGGGCTGGGAACGCGAGTGCGAGTTTGCACAATGAAGTCACCGCGGTGAAACCCATGCGAGTGGCTGAACTGGTTTGTGTTGCATCGCCACACATTGACCTGCAATTCTTCGGTGGAGTCAAACCCGCAACCACCGTTGCTTCCAGTGTTGAATGGCATGCGCTGGTCAATGTGCTCGCGCAACTTGTCTGGCATGTCCTGGTAGGTCACGTGGAGACGACCATTGGCACGATTCACAAGGTTTCGGGGACTCATGCGACGCGGTTCAGCAGTAAGACGCATGATTTGTTCGCATATTTCGGCGGTTTGGTCGGCGCAGTTGTGATTCTCAATGTTGTCAGATGCAAACGCAGCCTGAATTGCTTGTATCGTCAAGTCGTTGTCATATTCTTCCGCATTTGGGTCATCATTGTCATCATTGTCATCATTGTCATCATCGCATTGTTGCCCATGAACAATGATGGGAATGTTGTTGTACCATTCGCCGTTGCGGTCTTTGGAACCGGCAATCAAGTTCTTGCCACTGCGAGGAATGACGAGCGGAACATCGTCAGCGGTTTCCATCATCTCCGCATATCTGCGGATGTCGTCAAGGTTGACCTTGCGACTGATGTACACGCGGATGTTCATGTTGTCGTGATAGCCGAACATGCGACCCAAGAGCGCTTGCAACACCGTGTCCGTCTTGGAACTTTTGGAAGTCTCAACAACGAACGAGATGTGCTCCTTGGGCACGCGCTTGCCCATGCGACACATGCCGCGGATCAAGATCACAGTGTTGAAGTGAGGGGCGACGGCAAGTTCATCCATGGATTGCATGCTGCCGGGCTGGTTGTGTTTGGTGTTGGAGTCATACACACGATGCGCCCAACCGAGTTCGCCGGCCATACGAATGCACTCGGACATGTTGTCAGATTCCTTGAAATCGCGCACGCGAACAATGGCGTATTTGGGTGCTTCCGTGAGCGGAGCTTCCATGATGGCTTGTGCCATCACTTCCGCCTGCGACAATCGGGGGTCAAACTGCACGATGGCGCCGGATTCCAAGAACTGACGGGGGCCTTTGTATCCTTCAGCGGGCTCAAGGCGCACAACGCGCTTATTTTGACCGTGGTGATAGTAGTTGCTGAGCTCGGAAAAGGGGGTGGCAGACACGGTCAGCACGTAGTTGTTGCGCTGGCCTTCAAGATTGGAAACGTCGGCATCAGCGGTGATGTGCTGATTCTGAAAGTACTTGTGAGGGCGGTTCGTCTTGTCTTGTGCGCAGTGGGCTTCTTCCCAGATGAAGAGTGTGTTGTGGGCGATTTGGGGGTGCGTGGCATTGTGAGTGAGATCGGCACCGCACCACACTTGAATTTGTTGTTCCAGCATTTGAATCAATGTTTCTGGCTCAGGATAGCTGGCGCATTCAGTTTGAACGAAGAGGCGGATGAACTGGCTTTTTGAATCACGGAGTTGATCCGAAAGCTCATGTTCCGCATTGCCGCAAATCACCACAACGCGTTCAATGTTGCGGCGGGTTGAAGGGTTAAAGCACAACATGTGACATGCGACGTAATAGAACGTCTGCGTCTTACCTGATTGTGGGTGTGCAAGGAGGACGGCCCAGTGGCATTCATTGCCATTGAACACATCAATGATCTTCTTGGCGGCGACGATCTGGTTCGGGTATGCCATGACTTGAGATTGGACTTCTTGGACTTCTTGGACTTCTTGGACTTGAGCAGCAGCAGCAGCAGCAGCAGCAGCAGCAACTGCATTCAGATGCTTCTTGCTGGATTCATGACGAGCGCGGTTGCCCTTGTCATTTCCGCCAGAGCTGGTCCATGTGCCATCACAAAGGGGACACACAGTCACGGGACGGTAGGGTGATTGACGAACACGAGACATATTTTTAAAATTCAACGAATTGTAAATTTGAAACACTGATTGATAAAAAGAAAAAATTGAAAACTTTCAATTTTTTTTCAACGTATGGGTTTTCTGATTGACATCGGATGGAGTCCAGAGTGCATTGAATGCATGTTGATTTTAATACATCATACCTTGGACTTCTTCCGGACCAACCAATATCTCACCACCACCAACCAAGCAAGTGTGTTCATCATCATGAGCACCTCCGCCTTTATTGGCAGATGGTTTATTGGCATTGGCGGTCAAATCATGCAATCTGCGATAAGTGGCCACGTGCTTTTTCATGAACTTCTTGGTTTTCCCGCGCGTTTTCTCCCACAGTCGGTGGCGCAGGTAACACACGATGGACAGCCGCACGGCGTCCTTGTTTTCCAGGTGGATGGGCAAGTTCCCGTGCCACTCGTGCACGTCCATGAACAGCACGTCACCGGTGCGCACATTGACGCCAACCCCGTACTGCGGAAAGCACGTCTCGGCCCCGGTGTACTTGCCGCGCTCAATCACTACCAGGTTGCCGAACCCCTCCGCGTCGTCGCCGCGGTCCGTGTGAATCGCGGTCTTGTAATTCACATTGGTGGTCACGGTGGTGAACGCGGTGTCGGCGATTTTAAAGTACGTCTGCTTGGCTTTGCGGTGCTGCTTCTTGTAATGGTCCGGCACTATTTTCTCGTAATAAGAGTCAATCTCTCTGATAAGAGGGGTCAACTTCTTGAATTTGTCGGGATAGAGCATGTTGAAGCGCGTTTCGCGCACAGCGGGATTCAGCTTGATGCCGTGCTTTTTCAGCAGCATCTTCTGGCTGGGCCCGAGCGAGTCAAAGTAGCCCACAATGTTGGTCATTGCGGCAACGTCCTTCTCGGTCTTTGCCTTTTTTGAACGCGACTTCGTCCTGATGCCGGACGTGAGCCGGCGGTTGGTGGACTTCGTGCGCGCAAAGTCAATCATGTTTTCGTAAAACGCGTCAATTTTGTCCTTGGACAGCTTGCCCTTCCTAAATTTGAGGAGGAGGCGGCCGTCGTCGGTGTAAACGTCGGCATCGTCGTTTATAATGATGTCAATGAGAGAGGGAGTGACGAACTGGTGCTTGTGCTTCTCCATGCCGGCGTCACTAATGTTCTTTTTCACGTAATACACGTCAACGCCGCCCTTCCGTTCGTGCTTCACAATCATTGGATTTGGATTAGGATTATTAATGCATAATGTATGCCGATATATTAAAAAAAATGGCAGCATAATATAAACAATAACCAATAAACAATAAACAATAAACAATAACCAATAACCAATAACACATGACGCCCCTGGTTTATAAGACGCTGACGACGGCGGTCATCATCACCACCGTGTTTTTGGCAGTGAGTCAATTTGACGTGTATTTAGAGGAAACGCACGCCATCACGGGGTACCAAAAAAACTTCCTGAAAGCGCCCGTGCAGTTCTTACTAATCTTCGTCGTGTCGCTCACAGTCTTGCACTTTTTCTCGCACTTGTTTCACGTGAAGCAGTGAATGAATGAATTACATGGCGGCAATGAACAAATGACAAACGCATTTTTATTTCTCCCGATGCTTCATAACAACCAACTACAAGACAACAACAACAAGATGAATCTCAACTTCAACATTGCAAAATACACCGGTGTTATGGCGTTTTACGCCGTGCTGACTTATGTCCTCTTTCCCGCGATTGCCTATTTCTTATTTGGAAAGACATTGGAGGCGGTTGGCAACGGTTTCATCACAGGAAGTGTCGTGTCGGTTGTTCTCTGGAAGGTGTACGGGTTTGGATTGGTGAAGGGTTGAGGGACATGCAATCGTGGAGGAAATAAGGTTTCATTTAATTTTACTAAAAAATGGGTTCATGTGAAACATTGAACTATAAAAAATAAAACCAAAAATTGATTCAAATTAAACCTCCCGATAATTAGCATTAGATTACATTGCAACGTCATTCGCGATGGACGTCCCTACATTCGTCTCACTCGTCGGATACATTTATGTTTTGACTTCCCCGCACAAACAATCAAACCGTCGTCGCAAAATCGGACTAAGCACGCTTCCGCATCATCGGTTAAACACGTATTTAACCAGTTGCTGCGACCTGGATGAATTGTATTTTGAAAAACTGTATCAAGTCCGTGTCAATTCTCCCGCGGAACTGCGCGCCATTGAGGCCAGCCTGCATTCGCATTTTGAAGCGCACCGGCGTCGTCGCGAGTGGTTTGAACTGGACTCCCCCGACTTGGTGGATGAATACATTCGGTCACTGCCGGCCTTCATGAATGAATGCACCCTGGGCGACATCCAGGATTTGCAACATTCAACCGAGGCCATAACCCAAGAAAAACAATTGTGCGATCTGCAAACCACGCACACACCAGAAGAACCCGCACCTGAAACCACGGCATGCAACCCACCCGAAGAATACTTCAACCACATGCTCAAACCGGGACAAGCGCCTCGGCGAATTCAAACCGAGCTATTTGATGCCTTCTGGGAGAAAACGGCCACATTGGATGCGTACAAAGGCATCGTGCAGTGGCCCACCGCGGTCGGCAAAACCATCGGCATGCTTTCTTTGTTCTTCATTTCATTCATGCGCCGTTCATCGCAAGGCAAAATATGGAGGGGGTTGTTAATCGCCCCACAAAATGACATTTTGAATACAATTATGGAACCCATTAAAAAAATGGAAAAATGGGGAATTGTTGTTATTTCAGGACATGACGCCCAATTTACGGATGCAATGCGCAACTGCCCAACCGACAAACACGTGTTGATAACAACGACACATGCATCCCTAACCGACCGTAAAAAATGGGACATGCTTCCAGAAATTCATCATTGTCATTATGACGAAGTGCAACAAAGCACCGGCGAGCAGTTCTTTGCGCTGCTAACGGAATGGATTCCAAACTTTGCATATTTGACAGGAACATCTGCCACCCCCAAAACCTGCAATTCGGACCAGCACGCCCGGCTACATCAGCTGTTTGGAACACCATTGTCTGTTTTGCATCAGTGCGAAATGGACGAAGCCGTGAGCGAGGGTTGGATTGCAAAACCAAAAATCAGCGCGAACATTGTTGAACATGACACGCGAATTCAAGAGTTCGTCGGAATAATTGCACAAAGCATTGTACAAAAACGAGCACATGGAAAATGGAATGAGTGTGGTGGCAAGGCCATAGCGTATTTGGACACAATCGCCGATGTGCAAAACGCGGTTCGCTGCGCGCTTCACCATTTTAACCGAAGCGCAACCATTTACATGGCAGTTAAAAATGACAATGAATACGCGGTGGATGAATCGGAATCGGACGGCATTGTGGATGGCGCAAAAAGCGATAAAGAGTTTGTAGAAGACGCAGCCGACGGAACGCCACGCATACTATTCGCATGCCAGCGATATCGCCAAGGCTCGGACATTAAGGGGATTGAGATGACCATGGTGTTATTCAAAAAAACCATTGGAGCCAATGTGTTTATTCAAATCATGGGGCGCGCCCTTCGCAAAGACCCTGGATACGACAACAAGGAAGGTTGGTGCATCATAGTGAAAACACGTTCGCCGGATGACACCGAAACACCGGAAGACGTCTTGGACAGCATCCTTCTTGAGTTTGCGAATTTCATGTTGACCACATCGGGATCGGCCGATGCAATTAGCAAACAGAAAATCCGCGAATTTATAATGCAGTTCCTGGTTCCACTCCGAATTGACAATGGCACGGATTACTCCATTGAAGAAACGATTGAACGAATGCAGTGCATGTACTTGCGCAAAGAATATGCATCTGGAAATAAATGCTTGCGCGAATATTGCAACGAAAAAAGGGTTGACTCCAGTTTTGAATATGCCGAACTTCGCAAACAGGAAACAGGGTTGTCTATTCCTTCTGTCATTCCGTGTCGTCAAAATGAAACCATATTCATGTTCTTTCATCCAAATGAACCGCGAATTCAAAAAACCGAATTCGCAAATGTATTAAGAATGAATGAATTGACCACGTCTCAAAAATACGAAGCATGGCGCAATGAACAACCATCCGGCGGTGCGAGTGCAACCTATCCATCCATTCAACACATAACTGACGGATATTTTGGTGCAAATGACACAAATTTCAATTCATTAGTGTCGGAATCAAAAAGAACGATGCGAAGGTAATGGTATTTTAAAATGATGTACTGTTTTTTTAAAATATTAAGCACAGTTTGTAAAATTACATTCGTACATTTTAAAACAATTTAAATATATCGTCAATGTATAATCCAGAAAATTGAAAGACGAAATGCCAAACAACCAAACAACACCCAACCCATCATCTTCACACAATCACGCGTCAATCATGTCGGCCGTTGCATCATTCAAATCAGGAATTGTTCGGATTCGGGATATTTTGAGAGGTCCTGGAGTTGCCATCACTGGAATGGATTCCATGCGACACATTTGTTTATATGTGCTGGCAAGATATGTTGATGCTGAAAAGGCGAAGGAGCTGGGCGTTCCTGCAAAATTCGCATGGGAGGAACTGATGCGTGTTGCGCAAACTGTGAAGGGGGGTGTGCAATTCGCGTTTGACTTGTTTTATCACAAAGAAGAGGATTGCTTGATTGCGCATTTTGACAGGTTATTCGGAACGGAGAAGTTTTCGTTTGACATCAAGAATCCTGCGAAACACAAAGAAATCATGGAGATCATGACCCGAATCAATGTTCGCGTCACCGACGAATGTATGGATTTGCTGGGATGGGTGTACGAACAACATTTGGGAACCGGTTCTTCATCGGCTTCGCGTGATTTATGTCAATATTTCACCGACCGCGCCATTTGCGAATATATGGTGCGTATGTGCAACCCAGGGTTTGAAGAGGACGGTGTTCCTGAATCCATTTGTGATCCCACCATGGGAACCGGTGGGTTTCTGACAAGGGTCATCAAGCATTACGGACGAACCCACCCAGACAAACCCATTGACTGGAAAATACAGTGCAAGGAAATCCACGGATGCGACACTGACCCGAAAGTTGCGGGCATTGCGCGATTGAATTTGTTCATGGAAACGGGAGGGCACCTGGCCGAAAATTTGCTCACGCATGATTCATTATACGATGACTTGCCTCAAAACGGGTACAAGGTGATTTTGGCAAACATGCCGTTTGGATTGAAACAACTGGTTCATGCGGATTGCTGCGAGAGAGTAAAAGACTTGAAAATCAGAACAACGAAATCAGAACCGCTCTTTCTGCAGTTGATGATGGTTTCCCTCAAGTTGGGCGGCAGATGTGCGGTGGTTGTGCCGGATGGAATGCTGGTGAATGCTTCAAATGGTCATACTGGCACCCGAAAACATTTACTGGACAATTTTGAGCTGAGGCGTGTCATCAAAATGAGTGGACAATTCTTTGTGAACACAAGCATTCAGCCGTCAATTCTATTCTTTGAGAACACCGGCAACCCAACGACAGCAGTTGAGTTTTGGGATGTCGTGAGGGGGGCGAATGGCGACATTCAAGAAACAATGGTTCTTTCTGTGCCAAGAGCAAATCTTGATGCAGATTGCTCATTTGACATGCGTCGCTATCAGGAGGTGAAAGTTGTTGCAAATCCTGCTGGGTTTCATATGGCGAAGTTGTCTGATATTGCTGAACTTTGTCACAACAACACTGAAATTGTGGATGATGCGAATGGCATGTATACCAAATACTTTGGTCCTAAGATTGTTGGAAAATGTTCCAATTACCATTTTGACGGCGAATACATCTTAACTCCCGGTCGCCAGAGCATTGGGCTATTGGGATATGTGAATGGGAAATTCACAACAACGCACACCTTTGTAATAAAGGTTAAATCCGAATACAGTTCTAAGTATGTGTATTATTATCTACTGCTCAATAATAAACTATCCGAAAAGAGAAAGGGCATTATCCCATACATTAAGAATGAAGATGTCCTCACTCTTCAAGTCATTGTCCCTCCCATTGAAATCCAGCAGGAAATCGTCGCCACCCTTGACCGCATTTATGCGCCGGGCACGACCGAACTGGCGGAAACGATCAAATTGACTGACCGGGCAATGGAGCTTGTTCTGGCAAATCCTGGCGGTGCTTCACTTGAGCCCATCGTGGAAGCACAACGCCTCATTCGCAAATCGGCACAGATGGTGGCGGATGTGAAGGCGCAGATGGCGGCAGTCATGAAATCGGTGAGAAGCCGTGGGTTTCAATTGAAACATCTGTCGGAAATTTCACTTTATACCAACGGTAAGACACTGTCATCTGCTCAAAAATTGGAAGGGGGTGAATATGACGTCATGGGCGGCGGAATGTCATACAATGGAAAAACAAACAAATTCAACCGTGAAGGGGAAACCATCAGCATAAGCAAAAGTGGTGCATCTGCTGGGTTTGTGCATTATCACGTCAAAAAATATTGGGCGGGTGATTGTCTCACCATTGTTCCCAAAGACGAATCATGTTCAATCAAATATTTGTATTATTACATCAAATTGAATGGTTTGACAAAATCCACGGTTGGAAGCACAATTCCTCATTGCAAATGGAATGACATTCAGAACATTCCCGTGGCCATCCCTCCGATTGATTTTCAGCAGTCGGTCATTTCCCGCTTGGATGCTCTCCAGTCCCAACTTGTCGCATTGGAAACCCTACAAAGGCAGTCAGAAGACAATGCCCGTTTCATATTGGAATCCTATCTCATGTGAAAAATACATCATATACATATACAGCCACCGCAGTGCAATCATTTCAGATCCACGCCCGGGAAATTGGGGTTTTCGCGATTCAAATTGGTCCACTTGCGGATTCCGCACGTCTGACAGGGGATGTGCGCGCAAACAAAGTCCTCGCCAGCGCGTCCAACCGATTGTTTCAATTTGTTGGCAATGCTTGACTTGACTGCCTTGACCATATTATGTGCTCTGTACTTCTCTACTATGTAGTGTGTTGTTGATCAATTTTTTAAAAAAATGGATAAACTCTCCGACAATTGTTTCAACGCCTGATGGTTTTTTTGCAACAAATGGAACGAATTATACCTGAAACATTACAGTAAATGTTTAGGCAGCCCATTTGCGAAAAAACCCAATTGAACCGGATACATTTTTTTTTATCATGCATATACATAAACTTCCAACACGAACAAACCCAAAAATGAACGATTCGGTGGCCAGTACAATTGCAAAAAAGCCACACAATGATGATGATGCTGATATATTGGCATTAATCAAAGGGTTAAAACGTATTAGATTTAAAAAACGCCTTGATCCAAGTTACCTTCATGCGGCTGATATGGCGGCATTAATCAGAGGGGTCAAACGTGCTTCTGTTAGCGAAAAAAACCAAACTACTGCGTCCAACATTTTTCTAAAACAAACGAAAAAGGGTGGAAAAAGCCATAAGAAAAGCCATAAGAAAAGCCATAAGAAAAGCCATAAGAAAAGACACTGATCTTATTTAGTCATTTAACCGAATCATTTAATTTTTTTGATAACTTCAAAAAATTTATCGCATTTAATGTAAAAATGGATAAAAAATCTATGTGCGGTCAACGCCTTTTTTTGTGGGTGGACCTGCGACCACGTTGTCTAGAACGCGACTTGCGACCACGTTGTTTAGAACGCGACTTTTTGCCACCCTGTTGCCCCGGTTGTTGCCCCGGTTGTTGCCCCTGTTGTTGCCCCTGTTGTTGCCCCTGTTGTTGGTCCCGTTGTTGCCCCTGTTGTTGCCCCTGTTGTTGCCCCTGTTGTTGGTCCCGTTGCCGTCGCTCTTGTTCCCGTTGCCGTCGCTCTTGTTCCCGCCGAATCTGCTCCATTTTCCAAGCCATCACTCGCCGCATTCCATCCTGGCGCTCCTGGGAATCCGCATGGAGTTCCGCTTGGAGCGCCGCCTGGTATTGCCGTTCTAATGCACTTCTGAAAATATTAGTAGATGATATACCTTGTAAAATACGTAATGCACTTGGTGCACGTGGTTCTGATTTGACCATTTTGAAAGGTTATACATAATACATGTAAAATAAATATTTACAAATATTGTGATTCATAAAAATGTGGGTCGGCAACTTTCAACATTGGAAATTAATGCCTTTATCATGTCCTCGTTAGTTGGGTTGTCTGGCAAACCGGAAACGTCCCCCAAACGCATCCCTCCATGTAGATGTTTTTTATGTGTCATGGGCATGGTTATGTATTATTATTAATTTTTATTATTATTTATTAAATTCAAAATACGAATTTTGAATTCAACCTATATTGATTTCAACGCCTTTTATTGTGTGCAGATTTTTTGCGACGATGCACGGACTTGCGACCGCGTTTTTTGGAACGCGACTTTCCGCCAAGATGCTTACCATAATTACGATTAAATACATTAGTTGCATAAGAATGCATCAAGCGCGCAATCATATAAAATGTTTTTGGGTATTGTTGTTCTAATGATATAAGAAAAGCTATAATATCCTGGTTAGCATCAATATAAGCACGACATGCAAAAGCCAATGACTCATCTGCATCCAAATGAGGAAACTTTGTATTGAATAGTTTTAATAATATACCGGTTGGTTGTAATAATACATCAGTAAATACATCACCAAATAATTGTGCATATTCTTTCGGGGTAACGATTGGTAATTTAGGTCTATCCATAAGCTTACTAATAAGCATATAGTAATAATATTTTTTGGTGTATTCGGGTGTAGTTGCATCTTCATCATATGAAAAAACAGCGGGGGGGGTATTAAAAATGTCAACAATATGCGCGTTTATTTCGTCAAGCTTTTTCAGTACAGATGGTATATCTTTACCACGATGTCCAAACCTCGTGATGGGTGTTGATCGTCCTGACGGCGGGGCTGGGGATTGTTCTAACTTTCGCGAATGAACTTGATCAACAAAAGTTGCGACTGGTTGTTGGTATTGAGTTCTTAACGACATGCGCAAATATTCAATAACCTCTATCCATTTAACGGGATCTACCATTAACGGAGGATTAATCTTACTCAATATAGGATTCACATCCTCAATGATAAACTTCCTCTCTTTGTCAACATTAAGTTCATCGCTATATAAACTGTGGACAATGGCTTGACCTCTATAGACTAATATCTGAATAAAAATATCACAAGGAATATTCAAGTGTTGTGAAAGCTTCTGAGTATCAGCATCACAATTGGACAACTTGATACGTATTCTGTTCCAATTTTCGAACATTAAAAGTGCTTGTTGTCGTAATAGTTCTGGAGTTAGCTCCATTTGTTGATGCTCGTGATAAATATTTTACAAATTTATACATAATGTGCATAAAATATTTATTATAAAAGGTTGAGGGGTTACGAGGAGGTTTAAGGGGGCAAAGGAGGGGGTCAAAGGGGGGACTCATGTCCCCCTTTAAAAGAGGCTAGAGTTACCCCAGCCCGCTTCATTCGCCGCCATGGGCTCAAAGTCCATCATTGGTTGTTGCTGCTGCTGCTGCTGCTGCTGTGGGCCGCCGCCGGAATACATGGCGTTAAAGTCCTTCACCATGCCGCTCATGGCATTGCCCATGCCCATGCCCATTTGGGCCCGGTTGCTTGTGAGCTGAGGTGGGGGAGGCGGTGCCGTCATGGGCACGCCCGACGCCATGGAGCCCGTAATTGGCTGCGTCACGCGCACTTGGCCCTGCCCCTGGCCTTGTGATTGTTGTGTCTTGTTGGCCCCGTTGCCCGACCACATGTCCACCGCGCGCTCCACCAGGATCTGCGCCTTCTCGCCCAGCTTCGTCTTAATGGAGAACAGGATCATAACAAACACCATGAGGATGTTGATGATGTGGAAGCGCTCGTACTTGATGCCGCTATACGTGGGGAAGTAAATGATCACGCGGTGAATGAAGTAAATGCCGAGCAGCATGCCGAACGTCTGCGCGAAAATCTCGGCCAGAATGGTCAAACTGCCCTTTTCATCATCCGGGTCGGGCACGTAGTACCGAATGACGTAGATGACCAGGATGGCGGGAATTAACCCGATGGCCACGTATTGCATCATGTTCAGGACTTCGCCCTGCGCGTCCTCGTTCAGCTTGAACACTTGCTTAAAGAAGCCGCCGCCCGCGGAAGCGGTGTCCCTGGCCGTGATTTCAATGGCGTCCATATTTGGTTATATTTATTTACAATAATGAGAGAAATTAAAATGAAAATGCCAACAATGATATAAATGATTTTAATTGTATTATGGTACACAACACCCGTACCCATGTTAAAAAACCTTGCAGAGTACAACAAATACCGCCGCGTGCAAATTGTGCATCCCACAATCCACGAATTCCCCCTGCGACATGAAGAAAATCAGTATCTCAATTTAATTGATGATATTCTCTCGGACGGGACGAAGGAAGAGGGACGCAACGGCACCACGTTCGCGGCCGTTGGTGTGGCCATGCACTTCTCGCTAAATGACCGCCGCGTGCCCTTCCTAACGACGAAGCGCTTGGCGTGGAAGACGTGTCTAAAGGAGCTGCTGTGGTTCGTTCGCGGCGACACGGACAACAAGCTGCTGCAGGCGCAAAACGTGCACATATGGGACGGCAATGCGTCGCGCGAGTTTCTGGACAGCCGTGGACTAGTTCACAGAGCCGAAGGAGATCTGGGACCCATTTACGGATTCCAGTGGCGGAACTTCGGTGGCGATTATGCCCGCAATAACAATGCCAATGCCACTGACAATGATAATTGCAGAAATGGCGTGGACCAGCTGCAGTTAATCATTGATGCGCTAAAGGATCCCGAGCAGCGCACTTCGCGCCGGCTCATCATGTCGGCGTGGAACCCGTGCCAGCTGTCCGAAATGGCGCTGCCGCCGTGCCACGTGCTCGCGCAGTTCCACGTCACGGAAGGCACCCGACTGTCGTGTTCGCTGTATCAGCGCAGCGGGGATGTGGGACTGGGCGTGCCGTTCAACATCGCGTCGTACAGCATGCTGACACATCTTTTAGCACACCACTGCGGCCTGGACGCGCACGAGTTTGTGTACCATTTGGGCAACGCACACATTTACGACGATCACGCGGAGGCGCTGCAAGAACAAGGTAGACGGGAGCCGCACGAGTTCCCGAGAATCGCCATTCGGGCGCTGCACGAGGACATAAACGACTATCAAGTGGGGGATTTTGAGGTGCAGGGCTACCAATGCCATGATGCAATTCCAATGACGATGCGACAATGAGCGCATTAAATGCTTAAATGCGCAAAGAATATAAAATAATAGTGTCGCATGCATGTATAATCCGTTTTACCCCATTCATTTGTAAATGAGTAGTTCAGCTTCCATTTCGGCGGCAAAGAAGCGTCGCGCGAACCAGGTTCAGCCACTGCAACCACAACAACAACCGCTGATGCAACGACCCATTTCGGCTCCTGGGCCGGGCCAGGCTCCGTCTTTAGCGAATTTGAATCCTGTGCAGCGACAGCAGTTTTTGCAGCAGCAACAACTGCGCATGCAGCAAATGCAACAACAACAACGGCAACATCAGCAACAACAACAACAACAACAACAACAGCAGCAACGGACTCAGCCACCCCACCAGCAAATGCAACAACAGCCACCACAACAACAGCAACAACCGCAACAACAACCGCAACAACAACCGCAACAACAACCCGTGAAATTGACCTGGCCGGCACCCCCCATTTATGTCATGAAACAAATGGATACCCTGTTGTTTCAACACGGTCAATCCATTGATGAAATTAAGAATCGGTTGAACTGCATTGAAAATGGGGTGGACGGCAATGACAATGCAAATGCCAATTTCAATGCCAATTTCAATTCAATTGAAAGCATTAAACCGGGGCTGTTGTCAGATCCGGACTTTGTGAACGGCATTGTGGACAACATCATGACCAACTCCAATTTGTCCGAAATAATTGAGCAAATTGACTTCGTGCAAACCGAGAACCGCGAACTGAGAGAAATGTTGTATGCCCAGCAAAAAACCATCAATGAAATGAACATTATGCTTTTAAAATTGTTCTCCTATCAAAGCCAACTGCAATCAAGCCAACCGCAATCAAGCCAACCGCAAGAAACTGTTGTGGATGAGCCACATCAGGATGAGCCACATCAGGATGAGCCACATCAGGATGAGCCACAGCAGGATGAGCCACATCAGGATGACATGGATGATGGTGAATGTGCAGAGGAAACCGCAGAGGGTGCAAACATTGCACTTGAAATTGTGGACAAATCAACACGATGAGTCCTTCGTTAAATTTATATGAAATTATTGTAGCATATAAATAAGCATTTAAACGTAGAATATCAGTTCCACTCATATTGAATGCAATCCGTGTTTGCTGTGTTAATATTTTGCGTCGTATTGTTCCTCTACTTGCACATTTATTTTCATTTGAAGACCAGCAATGACCTGGAAGTGTATGAAATAGACCAGCCGTCCAAGGACAAATTGGAAGAAGTGTGTGATTTGCGGCAGCCCGTGCTGTTTGACTACGCCAACGACCGGCTCATGGAATCGTGCACGCTGACCGCGATCCGAAGCACGTATGGCGCATTTGACGTGCGCCTTCGCAATGTGAAAGACACCGCCGATGAAGCCGACGCAACCGACTTGTACGTGCCGCTGACCCTTCACACCGTGGCCGAGACATTCCGCGGCGACAAAGAGTCCCGTTACATCAGCGAAAACAACGGCGACTTCTTGGAAGAAACCGGGCTCGTGAAAACGTTCAAATACAACGACGCATTTTTGCGCCCGCCCATGGTGTCCAAATGCATGTACGATGTGGTGTGTGCATCGCCGGGCACCCAAACGCCGCTGCGTTACGAACTGAATTACCGTAACTATTATTTGGTGACGCACGGCACCATCAAAATTCGGCTCATTGCCCCGCACGCCAGCAAGTACCTGTGCCCCGTGTCCGACTACGACAATTTTGAATTCCGTTCGCCGGTGAACCCGTGGCAAATACAAGCGGAGTACCGTGCCGACTTTGACAAAGTTAAGACCATGGACGTGGAACTACGAGCAGGCCAAATTATTTACATTCCGGCGTACTGGTGGTGCAGTATGCAGTTCCCATCGGATGGAATGTGCACGCTGTGCTGCTTCAAGTATCGCACCTACATGAACACGGTCAGCATAACAGACAAGCTGTGCATGTGGATGCTGCAGCAGCAAAATGTGAGACGCGATGCGATTGAAAAGAAAATAACTGCTCATGCAGCTCATGCGCCGACCAATGCGCTTGATGCGACAAGCAATGTTGCTGCCGATCCGCCGAACAAGGCCAGCGAATGAAGTCCAACCATTCACAGGTTACTTCGGATTGCATCCAGTTCGTGCATAAATTCAGCCGCAGTGAATCTAGTTTCAATGGGACACAATGTGCGCTGAAATAGAGCGCGAACCGAGTCGTGTTTGATTTTGTCAAAATAAGAGGCATTGATGTGTCCGCCTTCGTCCTCAAAAAAATCGTTAGGGTATTCCTTGGGGTGACAAATGCACTTGCACAATGTGAGCATTGTGAAAAACAGCAGCCCCAATGACCAAACGTCGTGTTCTTTGTTGTTTTTCGCCCAGTGGTAGGAATCCGCGGATTTTGTCATTTTTTTGCATCCATTGCCGGTTTCCGGCGCGCAATACGGTTTGGTTCCACCGGTTCCTTCGCTAACGTTGTCTGCACCCGACATTCCGTAATCAATAACATAAAGTGTTAGGCAATCCGTTTGATCCATGTCAACCAGGTGCTTGCCGTTCCCGTTCCCGTTGCCGTTCCCGTTCCCGTTGCCGTTCCCGTTGCCGTTCCCGTTGTGCTTGATCAAAAAGGCATCGTCCGAATTGGTGTTGGAATCGGTGGTGGTGTCCGAATCCGAATCCGAATCCGAATCCGAATCCGAATCAGTTCCAACGTTCGAACCATCCCGAGTGGTTTTGACAACCAGCGTGTTTCCGGGTTTAATGTCTCCGTGCACTATGTTGCACGAGTGCAAATGAACCAGCGCTTTTGCCATTTGCGCGCACAGGTGCAATATCACTGCATCGCTCGGACGATTGCGATAATACCATAAGTCAATGGTCAGCGTGTTCAACACTGCCGGTTGAATGCTGTAAGAAATGTGATGAAATATGGTGCGCTCATTGCATGGTATTTTATCAATGCTGTTGATTTGAACGCATATGGGCACCACTATGTGGTGCTTGGTGTCAACTCCAACCGCATGCCCATGTTTCACCAACTGAGACACCGCATATTGCTCGGAGTGTATCTGAGAGTTGTCAAACGCGTGTTCCACTCGCACCATGAAATTTCGCATCTGAAACATGCCTATCAATTTTCGCATCTTAATGAAGAGGTCGTGTGTTACGCCGGGATCATGCACGTTGATGTCGCTTGTGTCAATCATGAGGCCTGATCGTCGTCTGCTTTTTTCAATTATTTTTATCACGTCAACCCTTTGCAATTCATACGATCTCACATACCGTCTGGTTGGATCTGACAACAAGCACAATTGCTGAATCATTCCAATCAATGCCGCCAACGTTGAACGAACATCATCCGAATGCGCGGATGCCTTCCATTTTTCAATAACGGCAGTTTCACTTGATTGGTATGTGAAAAGGGTGTTCGCGAGTGTTAAGGGGTTCGCAAATATCCGCGTGTGTGATGCGACGGGTGCGACGCATGGTTCAGGGGCGACGGGTGCGACGCATGGTTCAGGGGCGACGGGTGCGACGCATGGTTCAGGGGCGACGCATGGTTCAGGATCGGGACCAGGCATGCCATAGTTCGTCTCGGTGTTAGTGGTTGGTTTGGTCATGATGTTGCGAATCATCAGCTTTATGTGTTTGAACATATAAATGTAATTGAGTTTATAATGTCGTCGTGTGCATGCTTCACTTAAATATCCAAATGGGTTTATATTGTTTAATTTGGTAAAAAATATAAATGAAAGACAGTATATACCAACATCTGTGGTCCAAGTCATGTCCATTTGCGAATCAAAGTTATTCAAAAAGGCATTGGAAAATGAAAACAATGCGTTGATATCCACGTTGAACACGCGCAAGATCATTGCAGAAAAACAGCATTTCTTGCGAAAATTGGGTCTTCCGTCCGAAGTGCTGCAAGACTACATGGTGAAGCTGAGAGATTATCGTCACGTGGACGACTTGAACGGCGTGATGCACGGGTCATACATTCGTTGGATTGATTTGAAAAATCCGGAACGTCTCACGCTTGCCCGTGGAGCCATCATTTGCGACATAAAAATCGGGCAAAAGGGTGTGTTGCTGTTGTGCAAAACGCATCCCAGCCCCGCCATGTTTCACGTGAGCATGGATGAATCTCTCATTTTTCAACGCCTCACACAACAAGAACGAATCATATTGGTTGCAATGGATTATTTGGACACGGGCAACCAAGACGAATACCAAGACACCGACTAACTACCCGCAATCAGGAGGAACCATTACAACCACGCAATCCGAATGATCGCCATCGTCATCATTTGCCATTTCATTCGTTTCAGTGGACCTAGCGTATGCTGCAACCGCCGCGCTCACAACGTAAGCAACCCCATTGCACGTTTTTTTCAACACCCACACGCTGATTTGGAACGCCGCAGAAAATGCAACTTCAGAAATCAAAAATAACATCGGACCTTGAACGCAAAATGCATAACAAATTGTTATATTATTTTTATTTTTTATTTTTAAAAGCGACATTTTTCCGCGTTTTGGACAGCACCTGATGCGAAGCCCCTTTGCGTGCTAATAGCCGCGCCTTCCCCTTGCACGACATGTCAAAAAACTTCAATCCCTTTTTCCCAAACACACTAGCAGTGCAAAGCGCAATCGCATTTTGCGTGCCCGTTTTTTTTTCCACGGCCTTGATGCATTTGCACAACTTGGTGGCCAAAATGGTCTCCGCTTGATGTTTAAGCTCATGGCTGCTTAAATGTTCAAACGGCAGTTTGTAATACGAGAGAATTTTCTGATAATCCGTTTTGGTCATAGACGACGTGCTGCTCATACTGATGTTCAATGATTGAGTAACTGTCCTAAATGTTCATCAACCGCCTATTAAACAATGATAAAAAAAATGCGACCCCACGTCATCAAAACCCCACGTCATCAAAAATACTTGCAAAAATTAATATAAATTCATTATAGTTGCATTTTGGTAAGTGTTACACAAATACAATAATTAGCACAACCCGCAATTAGCAGACCACATGGCATCCGCATCGCGATCATCGCTGTCAGCATTTTTGAATCGGCTGCATCTGAGTGGAAACAAAAGCAGGGTTGTGGTGCTTGATGTGGATGAAACCATTGGTTACTTTGTGGAACTGGGGATTTTCTGCGACGCGCTCACCCGGTTTGCATGGCACAATGACGAGACCATGCAATACACCCATTTCAACACATTGATGGAAGTGTTCCACGAATTTCTGCGCCCCAACATTTTAGAGCTGCTGCAGTTTTTGAAAATCAAAAAGGAGTCTAAAGAGTGCGCGGGTGTGCTGGTGTACACGAACAACTGCGGCCCTCGCATCTGGGTGGAGCACATCACCAAGTACATTGAGTCCAAGCTGGGCGAGCCGCTGTTTGACCAAATTGTCGCCGCATTCAAGGTGAATGGCGAGGTCATAGAAGTGGGTCGCACCACAAACGACAAGACGTACGAAGACTTGCTCCGATGCACCAAACTGCCACCCAATGTGGAAGTCTGTTTTTTAGACGACCAGCTGCATGCAAAAATGGAGCACGCGCGCGTGTATTACATCAACGTCAAGCCGTACGTGCATCAACTCAGCGTGGAGACGCTGATTGGCCGATTCATGCAGACGCCTGCGCTTCGTTCCACCATTTCGGCCGGCTGCAATGCACCCGAATTGCGCGCTAAAATAATGCATTTCATGCAAAGATTTAGCACAAATTATGTTCCTAAAAATCCTCTGGAACAAGAAGTGGATGCCATTATCAGCAAAAAGATCATGGAGCATTTGAAAACGTTTTTCGTGAAAAAACTGAAGGGCATAAAAAAAACACCCATGTCGCTCAAAATGAAAATGCCTGCCAAATCCAAAACATTGAAACTAAACCGGTTCAAACACAATTAACAACCGCCTTTAGCATTTTTTTTTTATCATGTTATGTCATAACCAACCCAACAATGATCAACATTTCCAGTTTGCTCTATCTCGTTTTCCTCTTCTACGTGCTTAGCCCCAACGTGCTGTTGCGCATCCCCCCCAACGGCTCCAAGCACGTGGTTGCTCTTGTGCACGCCGTCGTGTTTGCGGTGGTGTATTACTACTCGTCGGGCTACGTGGGTGCCATGCTCGGTTCTCTTTGAAAACAAACTCCAAATTTAAATTTAAGCAAATTGGTAAATTTAAATTAAACATGCAACATCCCCCGGTGGGTTCACACGGCCGAACGTGTCTTGCGGCGACGGGTTGAACTGTGTTGTTTGGACCTTAGTTGTCCCATTGATGCGGCGCGTCTGCGCGTTGCCGAAATGTGACCGGACTTTTTGGGCAGGTATATGACAACATTTTGGTTGGGGTTTGAAAAAATGGATTTGTACTGATTCAATTTGGCGCGAATTTTTTCTTTGATGCTGGACATGGTTGAGGCGCGTTTAGGAGAAACTCTTGACATTTTTGTCAATCCAACACTGGCATATGTCTTTGATTTGTTGGACTGTGATGGTTTTTGAAACAATCCGGATTCTGCTCGTGATTGTGCGCGTGATTGTGCGCGTGATTGTGCGCGGGATTGTGCGCGGGATTGTGCTTGTGATTGGCGACCACCCATCTTGCCTTGGACCTTATGGGCTTTCAATGCATCACTTAATGTGGTTGGCCCAATGTTGGGAAGCCCGCCAACATCAATGCAAGTGCATGGATTTGCGGCAAACCATTCGCGTTGAAGTTGCATGGCCGCCATTATGCACCCAGGAAACTCTTGTGGAAACATCTGTTCCGGTGGACTTAAAAATGCAGCAGCTCCAACATGAACCACATGCCACAATCTCAAAAATGAACGTGGAACTTGTTTGGTTGCTTCCATGTGTTGTGAAAATTCATCGGAAACCCACATTTCTGGAAAATCAAAAACTTCGTTTGTAGCCGTTTGCGCCACAAATGGAACCTCTGTTTTGCCACGTGCAGTCAATGCCGTCATGTCGGGCGTTGAATGAGTCGCCGCCGAATTATTGACAATTACGCAAACATGTCTTGCAACATTGAATGTTGACACAGTTGTGGTTGGTGCCACTATTGCACCATAATGAACCGGAGCAATCATTGGCCCTGGTCTCACCATGCCGTCTGGCATGCTGAACAACAATGACAATGAAGATACCCGAAAATTTGCAGTCAAATCATAATGAAATGCAACTTGACCGTGAGCTCGTCTAACGTAAAAATCAATCACCATGCTATGCTCCGGGCATGACGTGAAATTATCGCCAAACTTTCCATAAGTGAATGCCATTTGAAACAAAATATTTTGCATCAACCTCATTTCAATCTCTGGAGTAATCAGTTGGGCATATGATCCATCATCCAAATATGTTAAAGATACTTCATTAGGAAGAAGGTTTAATACTGCATGATTTATTTTTTGTTTCACACAAGTGCCGTTTGCAACGTTCAATGTGTACAAATATGGCAATCGGAATAAATCGGGTATACTTGAATCCCGATTCAAATCATCCAACATGTTGCAAACAGATCCGGACAACTCCTCCGGAGTTTTAAAACGCGCTGCAACCACCGTTTCCAAAGGACAATGTGCCAAGTTCAAATTGCCATGGATGTGCACATTTTGCATGGTTTGCAAAAATTCCGTGTTAATTTTGAGGACATCAATTTCCATTAAATAATCGGTTACATCATTTTTAACAACCGTCATGTTTGCTCCCAACATCAATCTACTTGTCAATGAATCGGTTTGATATGAAGTCTGAACATTCCATGCAAATCGTTCAACCCCCATCGGTTCATACACACAAAAGAGTTGTGAATTTGCATCATTTGTGACGGGAGCGATAAGTTTGAAACCATGAGGATCTGAAGGAAACATCATCACCACTTTTTTTTCTCTATCGGTGGATGCACGACTCAATCGGAATGTCAACCGAATGATTTTAGAGGGGTTCAATGCAAACACCAAACCCTCCCCGATGTCATTCAATGAGTAATCAGTGTCACGCGTCAAACTGGACACGGGAACAAATCCGTTGCAAGTTAAAACCTTCATCCGAGCTGAAACTGGTTGTGGATACACCGTACCGGGAGTCAGTTGTTGATACTCATTGTCACCCTCTTGAATGAAGATGCATGGGGCACTTGGAACATCTACTGAAAACGATTTACCATGTTCGCTGGAAGCTCCTGCAGAGACAATGTTGCATTTTAAATGATTGACCAAATAATTATTCCTCAATTCCAGTGGAGTTGGAAACCGAGTGACAACTGTGCTGTTCTTCATATGTGCGAATATGCCATTTTTACTGGCAATGTTCAGATTTTCAATGAAATCAATTCCTTGTATGTGCCCGCTTTCAAGAAGTTGTTGCATATATAAAGAATGCTCCGCTGGACATGCATCCACAACTTGTTTCGGGTCCGTCGGACTGGACGAGAGTCTATTGCAAAAAAAGAAGAAACTAACACCATCACGAATGATTTCGATGATAGTTTTCGGTATTTTTATACCCGACATATTGGCCAATCCGTGTTTATATTAGATGCTTTGTTGTATATATGATTGTATATTATATACAATGACATAAATAAATTTAGGTTTATGGCATTGAATTGATTCCACATTCTTAATTTCATTCCACATTCTTAATTTCAGTTCGGGTGGAATTGTTGAACACGCGATTGGCTAAATTGAAGCAATCTGGATTCACAGGTTCAAACTTTTCGGTTCTGAACAACAGTGGATGAGTTTGCGTGATTTCACGTGAATCAATGCGAACATTGTACAAGTCACTTTTGGATGAAGGCACGTATTCCGATTGGTCGCATTTCTGCATTCCAAAAAATTGGTTGCGCAGCGTGGATTCCACGTTAACTGCCGTGGCATAGCCAGACCACGGCGCCACTGCGCTTCCAGGATTGAATACGTGCTCCGGATTGTAAACCGGATAATTTGCAAGCGGCACGGTGGCTTCTTTGCGCTGGTCCAAAATGGGCATGACCGCGTACTTGGTCAAGACGGGACGCGCACACATTTGGGGCTGAAGTGGTGCTGAAGGAATGTTGCGATCACGCATGCGACGACTCAGCTCTTCGGTGCGCTCTTGTTGGCAATACGCCACCCCTCTGGCAACGCCATAAAATGGTTCATGAATGGGCAGTCTTGATTGCTGTTGCTGTTGCTGTTGCATTGTCATCTGTTTTGTATTGTAATACCATAATATTTATATTTTTTGAACAATCATTTAAAGAGTTTAATGTGTTAAATTATTATCACGTTCATTCATATATATCATGTGCGGCATTTTTTATTACGAGTCAATTGGGCATGGCTCCGACATGCGCATTCCCATGACCCTGTTGCACACGCTGCAATCCAATTTTGCTAAAATCTCTCATCGTGGCCCGGACAACAGCCGTTTTGTTGTGGCTGGACAGCGTTGCATCGGGTTTCATCGCTTGGCCATCAACGGTTTGGCCTCAAACGGTGATCAGCCTTTCAACATGATGGGATGCGAGCTCATTTGCAACGGCGAAATATACAATTACAAGAAGTTAATACACAAGTACGGATTTGACCACGCATACGCAAGCGGGTCCGACTGCGAAGTGATCATCCACTTGTACCGGCTGTTTGACGGCGACATGTGTGCCACGTTGAGGGAGTTGGACGGCGTGTTTTCGCTGGTTTTGATTGACCGAGAGCGCGACTTGGTGCACATTGCGCGCGACCCGTTCGGGGTGCGGTCGCTTTACATCGGCACTTCCAGCGACTACGATCGCGACATTTCGGTTGCCAGCGAAATGAAGGCGATGCAACACTGCGACCAAGTGGAGCAGTTTCCAGGCGGGTGCTACATGTCGTTGTCCAAGCAACAGTCCGACAATGCAACCAATGCAACCAATGCCCGGTTTGATTCGCATGTGAAGCCCTATTACGCGGACCTTTGTTTGGACGAGACCCAGGATGTGCCGTACCTTTACAATTTCGGCACGGCGATTTTGGATGACGACATCAACGCGTCGCCTGCACAATTGGAAATGTGTGCATGCGCATTGATTCGCAACTCGTTTGAATTAGCGGTGTGCAAACGGCTCATGAGCGAGCGCCCCGTGGGCTGCCTGCTGTCCGGCGGATTGGACAGTTCCATTGTCACCGCGCTGGTGGTGAAGCACATGCCACCCGGAACGGTGGTGAACACGTATGCGGTCGGCTTGGAGGGGTCGGTGGACCTGAAGTGGGCGCGCCGTGTGTCTGAGGAGCTGGGAACCCGGCACCACGAGGTGTGCTTGACGGAGCAGCAGTTTTTGGACGCCATTGACGCCACCATTTACCAGATTGAGAGCTACGACACCACCACCGTGCGCGCGTCGGTGGGCAACTACTTGGTGAGCAAGTACATCTACGACAACACGGACAACGTGGTGATTTTCTGCGGCGACATGAGCGACGAGATTTTCGGGTCGTACCGCGGGTTCACCAAGGCGCCCAGCGACCACGAATTTGCCCGGGAGAATGTGCGCATGGTGCGGGACGTGCGCTACTTTGACCTGCTGCGATCGGACAAGAGCATCAGTGGCGCCGGGCTGGAGGCGCGCGTGCCCTTTGCCGACAAGACGTTCCTGGAATTCGTCATGAGCCTGCCGCCGTGGATGAAGCGGTTCGGCGAAGGGGCCGAGCATGCGATAGAAAAGCACCTGCTGCGCAAGGCGTTTGGCAGCCTGCTGTCGGAGGACGTGATGTGGCGGCGCAAGGAGGCGTTCAGCGACGGCGTGAGCGGGCACGAGCGCACCTGGGTGCAAATCATTAAGGAATACGTGGACCAGCGCGTCAGCGACGTGGAGTTCAGCGTTGCAGCCGAGTTGAACAAGCATGAGCACAATGCGCCGTACGACAAGGAGAGCTACTATTACCGAACTGTATTTGAACGTCATTTTCCTGGAAAAGGACGCGCCGAAACCATTCCGTATTTTTGGAGGCACCCGTTTTGCGAGGGCACATTGGACCCGTCGGCGCGGCTACTAAAGGACGTCTATTCGGCCGAGAACCAACGCTAAGTGCGGAGAACCCAGGTTCAGCGGAGTTAAGTGGACTTGAGGTAGCTGATTTTGCACACCCCCTTTTCCAACATCGTGAACCCGTTGGCACGGATGTAGCTGTCCAGTTGCTCCATGTGAGGGTATTGATCAATGTCGTCAAACACGATCACGCCGCCGCACGGAATGCGCGTGTTGAAAAACTCAAATTCAGCCCGCACCAGTTGCGTGGTGTGCGGGCCATCCAAAAACACCATTGCGTATTTATTTACAATGCGTTTGCATTCATCGTAAATTGGGATTCCGTCGCAGTACCTTTTGAAAAATTCGGTGTCTTCCAGTGGGAAAAAAAGGCACTCCATGCCCGTGCTGTTGCACAATGCATACAAATTTGCAAGCATTCGGTTTTTCATTGAGTTCGTGTAATCCAGACGTTCCTTTCGGGTTTCAAAGTGTTCGTATTCAATGTTTCCAAAGGGGTCAACGGCGACGTGCGTCTTCTTCTGACCCGTTTTCAGCAGCGTTTCAATGATGAGTTTGGTTCCCCCGCCTGCACGCACCCCGATTTCGCAGGTGAGGCCATCCACGTCCTTGACCCGTTCAACTGCATCCAAGAGAATGTGATATTCGCGCGAGTCCGAATCCATGATGAGTTTTGTTTATATGATTTACCAGTTGCAATTTTTTAAATCCCTATTGCATTTTATTCACAAACGCGCTAAAATGCGGTATATTTGCATATTTGCACATAATATGCAACCACCCAAATCCACAACCTCTCCCGATGAACCTGAATTTAGACCAAGTGGATCACGTGACGCTGGACCTCATGGTGAATCAGCCGCAGTATGAGCGGTATTTGCGCTCCAAAGAAGCCGACCTGAACGGGAAGTTTGAAAAAGCCAAGCGTTTCTATAAAAAACGGATCATGGAAATGGCGCGGGACTTGTTGAAGGGCGAAACAATGAGTGATATTTTCGTGCTGCAGGCATTTGAGGCGTACGCCAAGGCGTGCATCACCTATTTTAGAAACAAGGACAAGAATGACACGTTGCAAGAAGAGCACATGGCGGAGTGCGTTGCGATAGGGTATCTGCCGCCCATCATTGAAAGCGATGCCAATGTCGACACCGATGCAAACGATGACAGCAATGATGGCGATGACAACGATCATGCAACCCACGATCATGCAATGAATGAGTCGTCCAAACGCAAATTGGAGATACTGTTGTCGTTTGACAAGCACAAGTCCCACACGCCGACGCTGGACACGTACGTGATAAAAATGTCGCCGTCGGCTGCATCAGCTGCGGCGCCCATCATCCCAAAACACCGAGAGATAAATCTGGATGACCCCAAATTCAAAACCAAGGACATTAAGCCCAAAAAGAATGGCCCGAATGGCCCGAATGGCCCGAATGGATCAACCTGACGAAATAAACCTAATTATTTTTATAGTGTAATATTGTAATCGCAATAGTTGCAATTTGCGGACATGAAAACGAAAACGAAAACGAAAACGCGTTCCCGACCCCGCCGCCGGTCTGCTGTCAAACGAACGCGCCGCTCGCAGTTTGAGCGGCTGAAGTGCGGTCCCGTGCAAGAGAATTACTTCACGTGTTATGACAATGACACGCTGCACAAATTGAGGGATGGATGGAATGTGCGGCATCCGGATGTGCGCATTGAAACCAATGATCCAAAAGAAATATGGGCATCGCTGAAAGAACGCATGAAGGGGATGTGTCGCAATGAAGCGTGCTGGATGCAAAAAATCACCGGGGTGGATCCTGCGATTGTGGCGAAAACGAACGGCACGTTTGCCCCCGAGGCTCCGAAGTCATGGACGCATGATCCGGACGAATGGCTCACCAGCGAGGACATTGAGAACGTGATGAAGCAGTACGAAGACAAGTTTCCCACGTTTGAATTTCTGGGACCCTCGCCCAGCGACTACAGCGCCCCCAAGTTAGCAGGGTCGTGCGTGTGGGAAGAGCTCTGCAACTTCAGTCTGAAAAACTACGTGGATTCGGGCACGCACAAAATCGGCGTAATTTTCAACACGGATCCTCACACGGAAGACGGGTCGCATTGGGTGTCGCTGTTCATCAACATGGACAACCACGCGAGTAAAAAGGAAAACAACTACGTCTTCTTTTTTGACAGCACGGGCGACCGGCCGCAAAAGGAAATCCGCGAATTCATCAAAACCGTCACGCAACAGGGACGCTCTCTCGGCATCAATTTCAAGTACCACGAAAACCGAAAACGGCATCAAAAACGCAACACGGAGTGCGGCATGTATGCGCTGTTCATGATTGTGAATTTGATTGAAGGCACGCGCACGCCGCAGGAGTTTATGCGCGGAGACCGAATTCCCGACAGCCACATGTTGGAATTTCGCAATGAGTATTTCAACCGAGGCGGCAGCATTTAAATTTTAGATGATTCGGATTCGGACACCTGCATATTTATTTTTTTCATTTATTTTTATATAAATAAATGATATAATACTACACCAATACCAAATCACACGAACTCAATAAGCGTGCGTGCATAAAATGACAACCTTCACAGACACCAATTTCACCTACAGCGTGTTGTCTGCTGCCAACAAAACGCTTTCCATTGTTGGATTGAATCCGACCAAGTATTCCGCCACCAATCTCAACTGGGGCACATTTCCGACCATTCCTCTCGTTTACGGGGGGTCCAATGTCACATACAATGGCGGTGGAAATTCAGCAAACGCTTACAAAATCACGGAAATTGGCACGTCTGCATTTGAATCCAAAACGTCCTTTTCAAACACGACGCTCACGGCCGCATTTTTGACAAGCAACTTGACGCACATTGGCAACAAAGCATTCATGGCGGTGAAGCTGGTTGGAACTTTGACCATTCCAGAAAACATCGTCAACATTGGAGCCATGGCATTTTACAACTGCACGTTGGTCACCAGCATCGTTATTGGAAAAGTGACAAATTCGGACGTGGTGTCCCACCTCTCGGACTTGGCCGCCGTGTTGAATAAAGAAATTGTGAATCGCAAAAATGCGGACGACTCATTGAACTTGTTGAAGGCCCCCATTGATGACGCCACATTGACCGGGACCGCCATCATTCCGATTGCCAACATGGACACCGCAATCATTGCAACCGCCAATGTGACCGAGGGGGTCATTTCATCTGCGGTCATGCAAACCCCCAACGTTGCAAACCGATTGGACGTTTCGGGCAACATCACATTTTCAGGGGGAAGTGTCACGACGAGCGGCCAATGGGAGTTCACGCTGCGACCCAAGTACAACGACAACGTCATTGCAACCGAGCCATTTGTCAACACCGAAGTGGCAAATCTTGCGGGAGAAACGCTGTCTTCCACACTGAACACATTGTCCGAACTCGCAACGGCCATTGGAAACGATCCGTCATTGGCATCCACGGTCATCAACGGGAACCCGATTTTGATGAGTTCCATTGCGTCTGAAATAAGCTTGCGGAATTCGGCGGTCACGTCGCTGTCCACTGGCTTGAGTGACTCCGCGTCTGCGCTCAATGCAAAAGACGCGGAGCTGAGTGCGGCGCTCAGCACGGAAATCAGCGTGCGAACCGGCGAGGCGACATCCCTGTCTTCGGCGCTCAGCGCTTCGGCGGCTTCATTGGCCATCGTGGATTCCGGGATAAGCACCGCACTTAGCACCGAAATCAGCACGATGATTGGCGCGGTCGCATCGTTGTCCACCGGGTTGAGCGCGTCCACAGCTGCATTGGCCGTCGTGGATTCCGGGCTCAGCACGGCACTTAGCGCCGAAGTCAGCGGCCGTTCGTCCGCAGAGGCATCCCTTTCCAGAACCATGAGCACTGCCCGGTCATCGCTGGTTTTGACCGACTCCGTCATCAGCACCGGCATTTCCACTGAAGTCACTCAACACAGTCAGTCGGTTTCACTGATGTCAATCGCGGTGAGTGCTGCGGCATCGGCGCTGACTGCCGGCGATGTGGCGTTAACCACTGCCCTGAGCGTGGAAGCGAGCACTCGCAGGTCCGCCGTGACTTCGCTTTCCGTTTCAGCTTCTGGCGCCATGTCGCAGCAGCAAACCAGCAATTTGGCCATGTCGGCCGCATTTGTCGCGGAATCCACCGCCCTCAGTTCGTCCGTGTTTTCGTTGTCGGGGTCCACTAGTCTGGCGGGATCGGCGATGATGTCAGTCAACGCCAGTTTAGTGGGCGCAATCTCAGCGGAAATCTCCAGGCGAATCAGCCAGACCGAATCCTTGTCCGTTGGATCCGGCGTTGCAGTTGGTTCGCTCATCGCTGCCAACACCGCATTGAGTTCTGCTCATTCCACCGAAGTGTCGGTCCGAGTCAGCCAAGCCGATTCCGTTTCGGCCGTGCTCAATGTGGCGCTGCCGTCAATTTCAACAGTTGCGGCGGGACTTTCCACTTCGGTCGCAAACGAGATATCCACCGCCACCAGTGCATTGAGCACCGCAATGTCCGGCCTGAAAGGAAATGCCGACAGCAGCCTGGACACGCTGGCCGAAATTGCGGCCGTGTTGAACACCAACCCCAGTTTGACACAGATTGCAACCGTGATGGCCGACATAACGGCCACCCAGAATGCGCTTTCCACGGAAGTCGTTGACCGCGTGAGTGCAATCGCGTCCGTTTCGTCGGCACTGAGTTCTGCGGTCGTTTCGCTGTCCACGGCGGATGCAAGTGTCAGCACCGCATTGACAGCAGAAGTCAGCACATTCAATGCATCCATCGTGTCGGTGCAAACCTCGCTTGCCAATGCAACAACTGGCACGAATGCTAAAAATAGCACGCTTTCCACCGGCCTGTCTTCTGAAATTGGCGCACGCGCGGCATCCCTCACCGCAATTGGAAACGCGCTTGCAACCGCATCCACGTCTCTTGCTGCGGCGGACACAAGTCTCAGCACTGCAATCTCCGCCGAATCGGCAAACCACGCGGTTGCACTCGTGTCATTTTCCACGTCTTTGATCGCGGCGAATTCGTCGTTGGCTTCCATTCATGCGCTGATGAGCACGAGCATTTCGGCCGAAAACGGGGCGCGCGATGCGGCCATTGCGTCGGTTGCATCGGTGCTGGCCGCATCCGCGGCAACCACGCAAACCGCCATCAATGCAACGTCCGCATCCATTGCGGCGGTTTCGTCTGAAGCCGCGCTAAAAACCACCACTGCATATTTGAGCGCCCAAATATCAACCCTTGTCGGCGGCGCACCGTCCACGCTGGACACGTTCGCCGAGATTGGCGCGGCACTGAACAATGAAAACAACTTTGCAGGATCCGTGACAACGGTGCTGGGAAACAAGGCTGCTGTGACAGACGTGACCACGCTTTCAACCACACTTGCGCTGAAGGCGAATCAAACCGATTATTCATTGCTGTCATCTGTGGTCGACACAAAGGCCGCCAGCTCGGCCGCCGAAAATGCCAGCGTCAGCATAAACGTGCTTAGCAACTCACTCGTCGCATTGATCAGCGATGTTAGCACGTTGAAGGTCAACGGCACAGCCATCAATCCAGGAACCGTTGCGGTGAACAGCATTAGTTTGACCGACCTTCAGGTTTGGACCAAGGAACTTTACACCAAACTGGCATTGACAAATCCAAACGGAACCATCAATGAAAAGCTGGTGCCTCTAACAAATCCGTCGTTGGTGAGCAGCACCCTTGGGTTTGAATACGACGCCAACCGTGAAGTCACCAAGGTAACGCATTTGATCACGGTGCAGTTTGACAAGGCACAAACAAGCGCAACGATCACGGGTGGGGTTGATAATTTGACAACGACGGTGAGCAACATGGTGCTGAATGCCAGCTCACACTATGTATTCAGTGTCCCGTACATTGGAAACACCGCTTACTACACGGCAAACAAGAGACAGGTCAACATTGTCGCTCTGGACACGCAATACCGAATGGCGCCCTTGATGCCGACCGTGATCGTGAGTGCACCTGATGCAACGGATGCCGTTTACAAGCATGCGATGCCCACAGTCACTAATAAAACAATCACAGTAAGTTCACCCTACTTGTATTCGGTTACCAATCCACCGGCTCGTTATCATGCCGAAAACTTTCCATACCTTGGCAGCATGGCGTCGTGGGACATGTCCATTTATTTTAAAATAACGAGCGGTTCGGGCACTTACAGAGCATTGGTCGCTTCATTCTACACGAATATTGATACTTCGGGTAGAAGTTGGGGTGTATTTGTTGACAGCGCAGATAAAATTTTCTGGGCATGGAAAACTATTGATGTAGGCACAGCAATGTCAGTGCAATATAATGTGAACTACTATCTCAAAATAACCAAAACAACAACTACTATTCGGTTTGATTTGAAAAATGTTGATGATGGCACAACCCAAACCCACACAGCAAATCATTCAAATCCTTCAATGGGAACGAATGAGCCGGTGTCAATTGGAGGATGGTTGACGACACCCATAGATACTGGTGCAGTCGTTGCTGGAGTGCATGTTGGTTTATACAAAAACACTTCGGATTACAACACGCCTTCTACATCCGGAATAAATGTTTATAGTTCGTCCGGCACATACAGTGCGACCGTAACAACACCAGGCGCAGGAGTGTTTAATGCTGCGTCATCATGGTATGATGGAAGTCAATTGGGGACAACTATTATGAAAGTGTCTGCCGCAGGTGACTCCTCCAAACGTGAAAGTGATCTCATACATGTGAGTGGTGAAGATGTGGCAAGTCATGAAACCCCTGTATTGAATGGAAGCGTTGTTTACAGCGGAACCATCGCAACTGCAACCTACGCCCTCGCATCAAATGTCACCAAAGTGAGTGCATTCACCAAAACAAATGACATTGGTCCGATTGTGACGGGCATTGCAACGCAATATGCGAAATATGGATACGGTGTGGAACAATCTGGAAATTGGTATGGTAATTGGGTTTACAACACACCGGGTGTGCACAATGCGCATTACAGGTTGAGATTTTCAAATGGAATTGTTTCAGATGTCTCATTGTTTTCTAATTCAGCAGTGACAGGAGGATTGACAAACCCTCAAATATCGTTTGCATTGACAAACATTCCTGCGGGCGGCGTCACGGCCATTTTGCAAGGAAGAAACAATGATTTTGCCGGTAATGTTTGGTATGACATCATTGGCAAAACCTTTGCAGTTACGCCATCCACTCCCGTAATTAAATTTGGCGGCGATACCAACCAATTCGTTAGTTCTCCTGCAATGTTTCCCGTAGACACCGTGGTTGTGTCGTCCGCAACAGTCACAACGCCCGGAACCATCACGCTTGCAATCCCTTACACCGCCGATCACGCTGGTACTAGATCATTTTACGTTGTTGCAGATGCTGACACAACCCGAAAACGAAGCGCGGCGTCGGCGCTGCAACCATTTCAAATGTGATTAATAAATACTCCGCTTGGGGGTCGTTAATGAACCATTCATTTTGTGTGCATTTTTTAAAATGAACTCACCATGACACTTCCAGCTAATTGTATGCCCAATCCGTGTTTGTGGCATCACGCACTGCCACTTCTGCATTTGTCCATGCCGAATTGGCAGCGTTTCTTACTTTGACATCAATTTTCGTCCAGCCAGTATTTGTTGGGTTTCTTACACTAACTATGTTCGCTCTTCCATATTGCGCCAGAACGGCAGTGCTTTGTTCGCTAGCTGGAATTGAACCCGCATTTTCGGCCTGATATGCAATGCACAAATCATTCATTGTGGCGACCTTAAAATAATATCTTTTACCCTGGGTCAATGTGACACCTCCTGAAAAGGTCGCAGTGTATTGATACGTTGTGCCTGAAATTAGGGTTCTTGTTATAGCAGTGTCTGCCCCTAAATAATTGTATGTTCCTCCAACAGTGGTTGAATAAAAAAATCGCACATAAACAACCAGACCCACTGTGGCCGACACAAGACTCTGTGCTTCATTGCTTTGACATGTGATACTAATTCCAGTGGCAGTTGTTGTAATCGCCAAATTAGTGGGTTGTGGCGGACATGCATTATACGTAATAAACCCCATCAATGATTGAGTTGTCTGTGTGATGGATGCACCCGATATATTGCCTGTTCCGGCATTTACCGTGCTACTAAATGCGGATATGTACACATTTTGTCCGGTCTGACCAGTGGTTCTAGCAAAAATATTCCAATGTGTTCCAGCTGATGGAGCTGCAAACCCCGTTCCAAATGTTGTACTAGCAGTGGTTAACGTCAATGTGTTTCTAGAATTTACAATGGTAAATGTGGTTGCTTGAACGGATGGACCAGTGGTTGGAAAAATTGCGGTCGCACCACTGGTTTGAAGTCCGTTTGTCGTGTAAGAACCCATCAGATATGTTCCTGCTGAGTTATATAATTTTAAATATGCGATGCCTGGTCTTTGACCAAGACCATTTGGGTTTCCACCAGCAACGGTCAACGTTATAGAATATGGATACCACACATAGGCGGGCGTAGGAGAAGCGGCAACCGCATAATCCCATGTTCGGTTTGCATCTGGACACACGGTGGTTCTAGTGACCACGAAGAAACTATGATTTCCATTTAAAGGATTTGCATCCCAACTAAACCCATCTTGATTTGTCTTTGTTTCAAGTGCAGCCACAGTGGTGTATTGGCTGGTTCTGGATACGGAATAAACTGGCATTTTATATATAAAATAATAACATTTTAACTGATTTAACCCAATATATGTTTTAAAATTTTGTAGTAAGTTAAAATATGCCATTAATACAAATGTCATATTCTAATTATTCTAATTACAACGCGCATTTAGCCAATCGCGCAATTTGTTGTTGCAACTATAATACTGGTGGCAGTGGTACTGGCGGAGCCACGGTGCAACGCAGGGAATTCAAGACATTCAAGGCATTGCATGCGCCACAGGACGCACGCACGCATGCTCAAATCCAATTCCACACCAGGTCGGTGCACAAGTAGATGCGCCGACGATTGCGAGCGCGCAAGGCCGCAAAGAACGGCACGTGTTCGCACACCACCGGGAAGTTGTAGCCCGAGTTGTGGAAGTAAAATATTTTAGTGGATTTTGATGTCGGGTTAACGGCATCATGGGGGAACAAGTAAATGCCGACCGATGCGCCGTTTACGATCGTGTTGGAAAACGGGGGAATGGAGTACAGCGCCTCGTACTCCGCGTTCATTTCCGCCGTGGGCACTGCCGAGTAACGAAGTGGTTTCAAAGGTTGGTCAAGACCAAGGGGGTCGTGGGAGGGGCGCATGCCCCCCATAATGGCGTCCCAACGAAAGATGCACATGCCGTTGAACCCCGACAGAATGGGAACGTACGGCAGCCGCGCAGGGTTTTCCCGCATTTGACGGTTGAAAAACATCATGTTGTTGTGGACCGCGGTCTGCATGTAGTACTGATGATGCCCCGACCAAAATGCGTCGCGCGTGATTTCGGGCCCAAATGGAAACTGCGAATCCCGATACGCGTACGTGTCATAAATGTGACCCATGGAATTCAGGCCGTTGCACACGAGCGCATCAAACCCTTCGGGATCGCGCGCAATGCAGCGCAGCACGGAATCTACCGGGAACGGCACGGGGTTGTCCATGTCAATCATCACAACGTACTTGGCCAATTCAAGAGTGGGGTCCGATTCCAGCATGCCAATCAACTTGTTTCTAGCAAATGCAATGCGTTCCATGCGGCATGGTTGATTGTCGCACGTGCGAGCCACGCACCGGCTCAGCTCTTCTTCCAGCGTGAACTGGTCGCACTGCACTTTCACTTGCCCTGGGGCATCGGATGCCCACTTCATTAATTCGGTGGCCGTGCCGTCGTCCGAGTTGTTTTCATAAAATACGGCCCAACACGGCACCCCGGATTTTTTGACCAGTTCTTCAAATGCCGCGCGAATCACGGGCAGCGTGCTGGACACGTTCTTGCATACCCCGCACAAAATGATGCCGTTGTCGTTTTCGTTCATTGCGTCCACTCCATTTGTTAAATTCAATGCCAATGCCTTTAATTGAATTTAACCGATAAAATGCATATAAAACCATCACGCGCTTAAAAGCAAGTCCAATCATGCAATCAAAAACAGTAGTGGATAGCGCACAAAACAAAGAGCTTCTGTGGTCAACGCTGCAAGAATCCGGCGCCTTTGCGGGACTCATGCAAGGTCAGTTTCAGCCCGTGCAAGCGGCGTTTGATCGGTCGGTTCAACAAGCGGCAGCTGCAGCAGCGGCAAGCAATGCATCGCTGAGCGACGTGAACAAGCACATCATCCGTGAGTTCGTACAAGCGCTGCGATCGTTTCAAACGCCCCCCCACAATGCAAACAATGCAAACAATGCAAACAATGCAATCAAAAAAAAGAAAATAGAATTGGTTTATCGCTCTGAGGATCTGCAGAACGAGCGTGCCAGTGAATTTGATCGCCAGCTGCGAGAGAAACAGGCAGAAATGGACACGTTTTTAACACTGAAAAAACCGACTGACGTCAATTTCACTGACAAAAACAATGGCGTTCCGGAAGACAAACCGATCGGGGATGAAATGTCGCGACTCATTGCCCAGGAGCTGGCTGCACGAGAACGAGAGCTGGTGCAGCTAAAACCGGAGGACATCAAAAAGGCACAGCAATGGATTGGTGTTTCAAACACAACTGAACCCATCAACAACGGCAACAACTACGGCAACAACAACGGCAACAACTACGGCAACAACAACAACAACTTGGTCCCGCCTCACAAAAAGTCGGTGTCATTTTTAGAGGAAGAGCACGAAATTGAACAATCGGATTTTCCGGCCGAACACAATGACACAGAAATGTTTGAAGAAACGGCTTCCATTTTTTCAAAATTAAAAAAAATAAAGGATCATGTCCAAGCCCCCCCTGTGGTCACACTGCAACAATTGTATGAAAAATTGCTTGAACTTGAACAACACATGAATGCAAATCATGCTGAAATCCTGCGCAAGTTGTCTGCGGTCAGATGATCCCATTGTGTCGGGCTTCACAAGATGTATAAACACATTTAATTTCTAAACCATGTCTCGGGTTAGTGCGTGATTGCATATTTGCCGGGCGCAAGTTCCACGAATTTCCCGACCAGCACTCGGTTGCCGATTCGCAGGTTCTCATAATCGTACACGTCATTGGTGTCAATGTCAATGCCGTACTTCACCCCCTCGTGCATTATTTCCTTGATTCGGATATTGCGCATCTCCTTATTCAAAGGCATCGCTTCGGCGGCGGTTGCTGTTGCTGCTGTTGCTGCTGTTGCCGTTGCAGTGGTTTTGGTGGTTGTGGCCTTGGCCTTTGTCTTGGCTGTCTTGGATTGCTCTTCCGGCACAATCACTTCGTCCTGAATGTTCGGCTCATACGCGAACTTGTTCTCCGGGTTGTCGAACGTGAAGCACTTCAGCGTCTCCTTGCTGCCCGCCTTGGCGTGAATGGCGCAGTCAATCGCCGTCTCCTTCACGCACCGCAGAATGTTGCGGTTGATGTCCTCCTTCCGCTTCGCAATTTCGTACAGTGACTGGTCCGTGGTGATGGGTTCGTCGCTCACGACGCTGGTGTCCCCCTCGCGCAGTTCGCGCGACACCCGCACGTGTTTCAGCGCGGCATTGGACACGTCCACCACCGCCTTCGGATCCGTGGAGGCCAGCAGCGCCTCCTCCTGATCGGCAGCCACCTTCTCGTCCTTGGACAGCGGCTTCAGCTGCGTGGGAGAATACACCATCAGGTAGAGGAACACGTTGACCGTGCGCAGCTCGGCCGGCAGGTCCTGGTGGCTGCAAATGCGCCGCGCGCGTCCCACCACTTGCTCAATGCGCACCGGGTGCCAGTACGGCTCCACGATGTGCACGTACCGCACGTTGCGCAAATTAATCCCCTCCGCCCCCGACGCCGAAATCATCAGCGTGTTGATGACCTCGCCGTAAAAGTTGTTGCCCGAAATGCGCAGCAGGCCGTCCCGGATGCTGGACGGCACTTGGTCCCACTCGCTGTTGAAAATGCAGCGCACGATCTCCTTCTCTTCGGCGGACTCCGTGCCCGTGTACAGCGCAAACCGGCGCTTGCCCGCGTCTTCTGGTCGGTCATCCAGAACCCACTGCTGCGTGGCCGCGTTGTGCTTAATGCGGAACTGCGCGTAGTCGTTCGCCTCCATCGCCATTTTCAGCAACCCGATGCCCTCCAGCGTGCGGAACTGGCTATACACCAAGTTGAGCCCCACGTGCTTCGGGTCCTGCAGGTTCTGCAGCACTTTCAGGAACTTCGGGCTGTAAATGGCCAGCGAGCGCGGGTTGAAATATTCCTCCTCGTTGCGCTTCATGAGGTCCATGACCTCTCTGATTCGCGCGTCGTACTGCTTGTACGCTTCCGTGGCGGTTTTTTTCTGCACTTCGGCTGCCTCGTCTGCGCCCAGCGCCCCCTCCGGGCTCTTGGAAATGGCCCGCGCGTTGTCCACATCAATGATGTCTTCGTCCAAGTCTGCCGCGTCAGAGGCGCCTTCTTTTTCGGCTTTGCCAAACGGCTTCGGCCGCCCGATTTCCCTCGGAAACACGAAGTTGCACGCCGCGCGCGAGAAGATGCGGTACGAGCTGGACGGCTCCGCATACAGCTCCTTCATGGTCATCGGTTTCTTTGCCCCCGGGCCCGCCGTTCCTTTGCGCACCGGCGCCATCGTCTTCCGCTTCTTCGCCTCGCGGTCCTTGTTGATTTCTGCCAGTCGCTCCTGCTGATACACGCTCAGCTGGTAGTTGCTCATCGGCACCCGCACCACCTCAAAATCGGTTGCCACGTCGTAGCGGGGCAGCAGCTGCTCCTGCGCGCTGCGGTAATACGACGTCAAGCCCAGGATGCGCCGCTGGAACACGTCCATGTTTTTCAGGTTCGCCGTGTCGGCGTCAATGAAATACCGTTCAAAGCCGTCAAACGTGTCGGGCAGCGCCTTGTGCGCCACGGGGCTGGACGCGGTCTTGGTGGCTTTAATGCCGTCGCTGGCAAGCACGGCGACAACGAGCTTCACGAAGTCGTCGTCGCTCACGGCGCCGTGTTCGTCTATGGTGACGCCTTCGTACTGCTTGTCCTTTTTAAACGCGTTGATGAACCCGAAGGGGTTGCGCGTCACGGTCAGCACGCGGTCGGCGGCGCCGTACTTCATGTAGTCCATGATGTCGGCCGATTGGAACAGCTGCTGCAGCCGCGCTTCGGCAATGCCGTGCGCCGATGACAGCTGGAACGTCCACGTCTTGATGTACCCGCGCAGGATGTTGAACAGCACGCCGATTTCGTTGGGGTAGTTGATGATGGGCGTGCCGGATAATAATACGACCTTGACATTGACGGCATCCAGCAGAAACCGATACAGGTTCAGCGCAACGGGCACGTCTTCGGGTTTCAGTACCGTCTTTGTTTTTGCCTTTGCATTTGTTCCCTTTTTGGCGGCGGCGCCTTCTTCCGGCGACTTCTTCAGATGGTTCACGATGCGGCTTACGAAGTTGTGCGCCTCGTCAATGACGACCACCGAGTTGTCAAAGGGGTTCACGGTGTAGCCGTGAGACAGCTCGTTGATGCGGTTCTCGCGCACGCCGTTGTAACTGATGAACGTGTACTTCGCTTGGATCATTTCGTTCAGCTGCGCGTCCACTTCGGCTTGCTCCTTCGGGCTGAGCTCGCCGAAGTTGCTGGGTTTTTCGGGGTCCACGAGCCACGCGCCGCCGTGCTTCTTAATGTAGTCGGCCGGAATGGCCAGCGTTTCGGCGAGGGACGGGACCAGCGCGGGTTTCTCCACGGCGTCCACGAACCGCCAGTGACGGGGCCTCTTATACACGTCGTCGCCGCACTTCTTGAGTTCCTGCATGTAGTTGGTGCGCAGGAAGGCGGGCGTCATCACGTACACGGGCTTGTCCGATTTCAGCCCCTCGGCAATCGCAATGGACGAGCACGTTTTGCCGCTGCCGAGTCCGTGGTACAGCAGCAGGCCGCGATACGGGGAATACATGTTCAGGTAATCCTTGACGATTTTTTGGTGCGTGAGCAGGCCGAACTCCTCCGCGCTGCGGCGGTCTTCGCAGCTGACCACGCGGGACTCGTCCATAATTTCGGCACGATACGCCTTGTGGAACAGTTTGTTAATGAATTCCACGAATTTCTCTCGGTTGTTCAAGTAGTATTCCGATGCAACCAGGGGTTCAATGGGTTTTTGGGCAGGTGGCGGGACCTTCTTCAATGCAGTCACTGCTTCTGGCTTGTCCTTGTCCTTTTCAACCGTTCGCTTCCGAGTGCCGCGTTTTTTCTTTAATGGTTCCAAAACCTCTTCTACTTCTTTTGGTGGTTCTGCTACTATTACTTCGGCTTCGGCTTCTTCCACTTCGGGTAAAACCACTTGTTCTATGGATTGGATTGCAGAAACAGGAATGAGCTTTATTTTTTGGAGTTTGCGACCCTTCAATTTAGGAACCGGGGCTTCTTCCACAATGTGCACCACTTTAGCGGCAGTCAGATTTAGTGGGTTGGGTGCGGCTTCCGTGATAATGCCTCTTGCCGCTTTTATCCGGGCAAATATGTCATCGCGATTCACCAACTTTAAGCTTGCTTTGTCCGTTATTTTCACCATGGGCCTGTCATCGTGTTTCTTTTGTGTTTCCATGGGTTCTTGTTCTTGGCGTTCTTGGCGTTCTTGGCGTTCTTGTTCTTGGCGTTCTTGTTCTTCTTGTTGCACACGTTGTTTGGCAGGCGCAACAAAAAAGGCAACAGAAAAGTATTTCTTTTTGTCGGCCACCGGTTTTTTTCGCAGTGCGTCTAAAATAGCAACTGCTGCTGCCATTGCTTGGTTTATTGTTTAATATAATGCACGATTTTTTTATATTTAATAATAATATATACATTACATTCATTCTGCAATGAGTTCAAGTGTGCCATCGGCAAAAACGCAGAAATCTAATATCATATTTTTTATCAATGAGCCATTAAGTGTTCATTCACCCGATAACCAAGTTTATTATGTGGTTGACTTGTCGGATTCAATGTTTAAAACCATGTATCACTGTGCATATCCCCCTGGCGAGAAAAAATATGACTTCGCTGCTCGTGGGTTATTCCAAAAGAATAAATTGTGTGTGACATTGGAAGGTCATGGAATTTGGACACGTGATGAAATACATGGAATACATGGTACTAGAATCCCGTATGAAATAAACCAAAACAAACCGGAAAAAAAAGAGATTGCATTACAATTAATTGATGAAATGTTAAAAAAGGTAGCATCTCAGGACACAGATGAAAAACGTGCCAAATATGTGGAATATTTACACCTCCGTAATAAAATATTTGTTTTTCCGATTACATCATTGCAGTTTATGTTTTACCATATCAAAGAGGAATATTCCTATTTCAGGAATCTTGTGCACATTTCAGATGAATATAAAGTCAACCCGGTTATTGAATATCAGTTTGAAATGGTAAATCATTCTTTACGCCCCGCTGCTCCAAAAGATAAAAAAGATTTTGAGGAACCGGGCCCTAAACAATCACAGTCGCAGAGTGGATTAATACTTTACCGTGGGCCCACGATACCTGTGCCAATTTTTCCACGTCCAGAGAGCGAAGATCCACTGATGGCAAGCATCAGAATGATTGGAATTGAACAAGAAAAAAAAATACAGGAGTTTAATGAACGCCGAAGAAAATTGGATCAATTGGTTATAGATGAAATAATGCCAGAAGTAGTGAAAAAACAAAAGGAGGAAGCAGAAAGAGAAGCAGAAAGAGAAGCAGCAACACTACAAGCATTGCGAAACAATCAAAACAGCCTTTGGGGGCGTGTGAAAGGCGCATTTTCGTCATTATTGTATCCACCGTCAATAATGGATGGCGGAAAATCCAAACGATCCAACCGATCCAAACGATCCAACCGATCCAAACGATCCAACCGATCCAAACGATCCAACCGATCCAAACGATCCAACCGATCCAAACGATCCAACCGATCCAAACGACCCAAATCCAAACGATCCAAATCCAAACGAAGCTCAATTACACGCCGCAAACATTAAGCAATTCAGTTGACTTGTCTAATGCGTCTAACCATATACATAAAATAAAATATCAAATGATGATATAACCATAACCATCATTTGAAATGAGTTTAAACAACATCATTAACAACTTGGATTTTGATGCGACACCCAGCCAGTTTATTTACGATCAATATGGACAGCCCATTGAGGTGCGTTACGTTGGAAATCACACAGATCCTCAAACTCAATTATCGTATTTTGCGTATGCAACCAATGAACGAACGCCCATACTTGTTCCACAGCCATTAGCACCGCATCAATACCCCGTGTTTCATCCTCAACCATACCAAGATGATTACCCAGCCGACCATATGGAGTCACCACGCCCTCTGTCACCACGCCCTCAACGCCAACGCACTTCGCGCCAAGAGTCTGCACGCCAACGAAGGCGTACGCAACGGGTTGTACGCAGAGAATTGCGTCAAAATCCAGACAACATTTTTCTAAATCAACAAGCGCATCCAAGAAACATTTTCCTAAATCAAGAACCAATACAACGAATGCCAAGACCTGCATCCCCAGTTCGCCTTCGCCAACAACCACCGAATCCAGCCTCAAAACGATCGCTTCGCAAAGCGTCAAGGCAGCAACGCGACGAAAGAGCCGCCAGGATTGCAAGTGGATGGATTTATGGCGGCAAAACAAGAATACGCCATTAAAATTAAGGCATGAATTGAATCGCGCTGTCGCACGCCAGCTGTTCCGCTTTCTTCTTGATTTTGTGCGAGGCTTGCGCCAGGAACACCAGAATGCGCCCGCCCGCCGCTTCGCACGCCGCGTGCACCGCCTCAAACGTCTTCAGGTCAGAGAATTTTACTGCGGCCGAGGGCGACGTCTCGTATATTTGTTGTCCCAGGCACAAATACACGCCCATGGTGTATCCCACCTCCATGTCGCGCCCGAGCTCAATGTAGTCGGGCGTGGTTTTGAACTCCTTCTGAATTTTGACTTGCAGAATGTTCTTGTAGTTGTCGTCGTTGCGAATGAGCGCGATCCAGTCAATGTGCTTCTCAAACACGTTTTCAATGAAGATTTGCGCCATCTGGAACCCGGGGCCCGTGGTAAAGATGTGCTCAAACCAGTGCTCCTCGTCCCGGATCTCGATCTTGTTGTAATCCAAAAACAGCGCGCCCACGAACGCCTCAAACAAGCAGCCCAGCTTCTTCAGGTTCGTGCGCAGCTTCTTCTCCTCCGAGTGACGTGAAATGATGAACCACTTGTGCAGCCCCATCTCGTGCGCCATGCGGCCGATGGTCTCGTTCTTCACAATGGCGATTTTCTTCTCGGTCATGAAGCCCTCGTTTTCTTTCGGGAAGCGGCAGTACAGGCAGTACTTGGTGACGCACTCCAGCACGCCGTCGCCGAGAAACTCTAGGCGCTCGTTGGACTTGGAGCGCAGCGGCATGCAGTCAGCCGGCTTGTCCACCACGCTGATGTTTTCGGCCGCGTTCTCAAACTCGGGGCGCCGCGTGTACGACTGGTGCACGAACGCACGCTTGTACAGGTCAATGTTGTGCACCTTGGGGTCGGGCACGCCGTACGCGGTGAGAATAGATTGAATTTCACTCAATGTAATCTCGCGGTTTTCGGGGTTGTAGGGATTGAATATTAAGCCGCCGTCTTCCGTCGGTATGAATTCCTCGGCGTGCAACAATTTGGATGTGAGCGTCGTCGTTGGGCGCTGCGGGGACCTGTCCTTGCTGCCATTGCCTGTTTGCATTGCGTTGCGTTGTTGCGTTGCGTTGTTGCGTTGCAGTTTAATGTGTATCACCGATTGCCTTTAAGCTCATTTTGAAGTGTCTAAATGGGGGGGTTGAATGCATGAATGCATGAATGCATGAAAATAAAATATTTAGACATAGTATAACTTTAGTCAACGTTAAATTAAAATGGTTTTATCTACCACCAAAAGGTGCCAAAACATTCAGTCCCTCACCAACAATACGTGCATTTTGGGTGGTCCCAAGAAGGGCGGACTCGTTAGCATGCAAGGACGCAACCCCAATCTGAGCAACGCCATCACAACCCGTGCGCCCTATTGCGGTTGCGGCATTCCTCTTGGTTGCATCCCCGGCCTGGCTTATTTGAAGGCCAACAATCTGTACACTCCCAACCCCACTGGTTCTGGTGGTGTTCCCACGCGCGCATACAGACCCGGCCGGTTTTAGAGAACCCGACGCGGTTTGTTTGTTTCTGGCGTGTAACATGTCATGCACAATGACATCACATCATAATCACTTAAATACTAGTAATTATACAACAATCATATCGGTTGTTGTATTTAAAATGTTGATTCGCGTGGACATGCGCGAGACCGAGCTGTTGAGCATGTTTCAAATGAATTTGAAATTGGTGCCGGATTCATCAAGTTCTAAACCCATCAAACCAATCCACGCAATCCACTCAATCCGGTCCGAATCTCTCCCCGTGGGCGACGTGATTCTCTCGTCTTCGGACGGGGCAACCGATTACATTGTGTTTGAGCGCAAGAGTCTCCAAGATTTAGCAGCGTCCATTCGCGACGGCCGATACAAGGAGCAATCCCTTCGGCTTCAAGCATTTCCCAACGTGCACAGTCACAACGTGGTTTACATCGTGGAGGGGGATTTTTCGCGCCACAATGAACGCTTTAGTAAGATTGGGAAGGGGGCGCTGCAGTCGGCCATGTGTTCGCTGAATTACTACAAGGGATTCAGCGTGGTTCGCACCATGTCCATCATGGAAACGCATGACATCATAAACAGCTACGCCAACAAGTTGGCCGCATCTCCGGCGCCTTACGGGTATTATCATAAGCCCCCTGTGGAAAATGCAATTCAAACTCAACCCTCATTGGAAGACGAGACGGACTCAAACCCCAATGCGTCCTACTGCAGTGCGCTCAAGGTGAAGCAAGTCAAATGCGAGAACATCACGCCGCAAAACATTGGGGAGATCATGCTGTGCAATATTCCGGGCGTGAGCAATAAGACGGCGGCGGCCATCATGAAAAAATACACCACGCTGCGCGCTTTGATGGATGCGCTCAAAGGAAGCGATGACAGCTTGGCCGACATCCGGCTGGAAACGCAGCGCAAATTAAGCAAACAATGCATTCAGAACATTTATAATTTTTTAATGGTGTAATGTATATAAATCATAAGAGCGTTGCATCGCAATGGATCTTAGCACTGTCATGAAATGCGTTCTAATTGCATTGCTCCTAATTGCCGGTTATTATGTGGTCAGCCGAAGCGCGGTCAAACGCGAAGGGTTTTCGCTGGGATCCGTGACTGCATCATCCGCGGCGTCGTCAGACACCCCCAGTGTGATTGCAGAAAAATCCGTTGACATCATCAACAAGAGCACCGTGAACATGATTGGAACGCTGCAAGTGGACAACGGTCGCACGTCCTACGAAAGTTTGATTGAAAACATGGATGCTTGGACGCAAGCCAAGGTTCTGGCGTCTCTCAACGCGCTTGCTGCGCAAATGATCTCGGATTCCAGCGACGCAGCTTCCATGATGTCGCCACCCAGCGACAAAACGGTGTCCATGATGAATTCAATTGTCACCATGATGAAGTTTCAGGCGGAGGTGGTGCCGTCTACATTCAAAATATTGGACAACGCTTGATCCCAATGATCCAATTCATGTGACGATGATGCTGACTTCATCACCTGAATACTTTCCGGCATCAATTTGCGACTGCGTGTAGGCGTCGCCGCCCCAGTTGGGGTCCATGGGGTTCGCACTCAAGCCATTGGGTTTGCGTTTGGCATAAGCGGATCCCGCATTGGGCGCCATGGGGTCAAACGGGGGGTACGAGTTGGCATTCATGGGCGGCTTGTCGGTGTTATTTTCAATGAGGTCGGCATTCGCGTGCGCATCCGCCACGCCGGATGTGGCGACGGGGGGCAGGCCGCCTTTCAGGTCCAGCGGGCTCGGTCTGATTTTGTACACGGATTTCCCTTGGGCGTCAAACGTGTGCTGCAAGTAGAGCACGGGGCAGCGAATGCCTTGTCCCCGCTGCCAGTCCACGAATTCCACATACTCTTCTAAATTGTTGAACTTAAGCGGATTCACGCCGGGCACGCTGGCGAGCCGGCTGTTGTGCAAGTACAGTTTGCTGCCTTTTTGTATGAGGATATTGGGGCACCGATCCCGGTTGGGATTCACGCTTTCACGACCTTCAAACGCTTCTCGCACGCTTTGGCTGGTGTGTGTCATGGTGAACAGGAGTCCGATGATGAACATGGCTAAAATGGCCCAAGTGGTTGGTCGCATTTGCATTATTTGCATTTCAATGGAAGTTCAGATGATATATGTTCATGATATAATTAAATTTGCACAATCCAAATTTAATTATATGCAAAGTATATGCAATACAAAGAAATGGCGAAAACGCTGAACCACTACAACCGAAGGCGCAAAACCAAAACGCAACGCAGGCGCAAACACCGTGGAGGGATCAAATATCAAGCGCTCAGCCACTACCCGGGACAAATTCACAATTTTGACAGGGCAAGCAATAATTTAGCCGCGCTGGATTCAATGATGATGCACAGCCAAACTCCGGTGCTGGTCCGTCATCATCGCGAGAGCTGCCCGCATTGCGATGATTTTAAAAGAATCTGGAAAGCCATTGAAACCAGTGCGAAGGGGCATCCGGATTTCAGCGTTGCAAGTTTAGATGATTGGGCCACCGACCACATGGACAAAACACATTACTCGCGGCACGGCTACTCCGTCTCGGGCGTTCCCACGGTGGTGATGATTGACCGTGACCGAGTGCCAAATGAGCACACGGGTCCAAACACGTTGGAAGCTTTGGAAGAATTCTTAAAAAAGCACGGAATGCAACTCAAAATTGTTCCAATGGAGGACCAAGAACAAGGCCAACGCGAATCACAGTATGAACAACCGGATTCAGCCGTGGCTTCTTCTGAATCACAACCATCAGAAACACCACTAGATGAATCACAGTCACAACCACAGTCACAACCATCAGATGCACAAGAATCACAACCACAAGCGTCGGGTTCATTGATTGACAGAATGAGAGAAAAGATGGGAGCAGTAGATAAGTCAATTGGAGCTGGTGTTGAAAACATTACATCCGCTCTAACTGAACCCATCAATTTTAACAATTTGTTTGCCACAGATGCTAGCAAAACCCCAACAGCAAATGCATTCCCGGATGTTCCCCTTGTTCCTCCCACTGATGCTGTTGTTGCTGCGGTTGCTCCTCCCACTGATGCGGTTGCTCCTGCTCCTCCTGCTCCTCCTGCTCCTCCTGCTGCTGTTCCTGCCCCATCTTTGTCGGACAACAATCAAATCATTGGAGCGCCGCAAGTTCCCTCCATCGCCGGAGGAAAAAAGCACCGAAGAAATAACAAAAAGAGTAAAAAAAAATCCAAGCACTCCTCCAAGAAGCGATCCAAACGGCGGTCCAATAAATAAACTCAATGCATTGCATTCTTAGTTTTAGTTTTACACTATTTTCATGATAGTGTTGAACAACCAATTAATTCAAAAATTGAATTCCACAACGAAACAGATTAAACAATGCAACGCGTTACACAACAACCGACACAATTGACAACCAATACAATGACTGAATCAGGATCGTTTCGTTTATTTGACTTCCAGGTGAGGGATGATGTTGCCGGAACTGGAGCGGGAAGCGGTTCCAGTGGATCTAGTGGCAGTGGACACGGTTCCAGTGCCATGAAGAAAGACCGGAAATGTTTCACCATGCAGATGTTCGGAATCAATGAACAAGGTGAAACCTGCTGCATCATTGTGCGTGACCATCAGCCCTTCTTTTACGCAAAGGTTCCGGAATCATGGGGGTTTGAAGCCAAAGCGCGCTTCATCACTGAGTTAAAAAAGGCGGTCGGAAAATTCAGCGAAGACTCCATTTTGGCTGATGATTGCAAGCTCATTCGCCGCAAAGCGCTTTACGGGTTTGACGGCGGCAAGGACCACAAATTCCTCATGCTGAAATTCAAAAACATGGCCACCATGAACCGAGTGAAAAATTTGTGGTACACTCGCAAAGGCGATGAAATGCGTTTGAATCCGCGCGGCTACAATGAAACCAACATTTACGAGGCCAACATTCCGCCCCTGCTGCGCTACTTCCATATCAAGGACATCAGTCCGTCAGGCTGGGTAAAAATCAAAGGCGATCCCATTGAGTCAAACAAGCAAACCACGTGCCGACATGAATACCGCGTGGGACACAAGGATGTCACCGCACAGCCCGAAAAGGAAACCCGCGTCCCCTACAAAATCATGAGTTTTGACATTGAAGCCAGCAGCAGTCACGGCGATTTCCCCGTCCCCATCAAAACCTACAAAAAGCTCGCCGCAAACATTGTGGACGCGTCTCTAAAGGACCCTGCCACAGCGACAACCCAGTCCGAAGTGCAGCGCATGATTCGCACGGCGTTCCACGACCCGAAAACCCAGTCAGCCCCTACGTTCACGCCGCACGACGACATTGACCGGATTTACACGAAAACAATTCCAACAAAGGAGCAACTGGATGGCATGTTTGAGCGGATGTGGTCCATCCCCATTCAAACGCTGGTGGAAGAAGCCGACCCCGAAGTCATGCAAACCAACACAATTGAACGCATGTTTGAAAAACAGAAGGCAGACGCGGAAGCGGAAGCGGAAGCGGAACACGGCGATGATGCCGACGAAGATGCCGCCGATGATGCCGACGCAAAAAGCGTCTTCACCACCAACACATGGGCCCCAAAACCAACCCCGTTCGCATCATCATCATCATCAGTCGCAGCATCAGTCGCAGCATCAGTCGCAGCATCAGTCGCCGACAAATCAATCGCAGACATGCTGCGATCCCCTGGATTGGACCGTGAAACCAAAATCAACCACATGAATGACGCGCTACTAGCCGTGTTTCCGCCGGTGGAGGGCGACAAGGTCACCTTCATCGGATCCACTTTCCTGCGATACGGCGAAGATCGCCCTCATTTGAACCACTGCCTCGTCCTGGGCACATGCGATCCCGTGCCGGGCGCTCAAATTGTGACTTGCAAAACCGAGCGCAAGCTGCTGCAGGCATGGACCGAGCTCGTTCAGCGCGAAGACCCCGACATCATCATCGGCTACAACATCTTCGGGTTTGACTACAACTTCATGTTTCGCCGTGCCCAGGAAAACCATGTGGAAGACGATTTCCTGAAGCTGTCGCGCAATGCCGACGAGTTTTGTGGCAAGCGCGATTTTAAAACGGGGCGCGTCAGCATTGAAGAAACCAGCATCGCGCTCGCCAGCGGCCAGTACGAACTGCACTACGTTGCCATGCCCGGTCGCCTGCAAATTGACATGTACAACTACTTCCGCCGCGACTACAACCTCACGTCGTACAAGTTGGACTACGTGGGCTCCTACTTCATCGGCGACGACGTCCGGTCCATAGAGTACCACACAGACAGGACCCGCATTTTCAGCAAGAACCTCACCGGTCTTGAGGTCGGCAACTACATTGAGCTGGAAGAAACCGGGCACTCCACGGACCCCTACAAGGACGGCCAGAAATTCCAGGTCCTCGCAGTCACCCCCGATGCCGGCCACTTTGAAATCGTCGGTCACGAGACCCCCGACTTGAAGAAGCACGTGCGCTGGGGCGTTTCAAAGGACGACGTCACGCCGCAGGACATTTTCCGCATGACGAACGAGGGTCCCGGGCCGCGCGCCGTTATTGCCAAGTACTGCATTCAGGATTGCAACCTCGTGCACCACCTCATGAACAAGGTGGACGTCATCACGGGCTACAACGAGATGGCGAAGATTTGCAGCGTGCCAATTAGTTTCCTCGTCATTCGCGGCCAGGGCATCAAGTTGACGAGCTACATGGCGAAAAAATGCCGCGAGAAAAACACGCTCATGCCCGTCATTGACAAGGGCCCGTCCGGCGAGGGCTACGAGGGCGCCATCGTCTTGCCCCCCAAGCGCGGCCTCTACTTGGACAACCCCGTGGCCTGCAACGATTACTCGTCGCTGTATCCCTCTTCCATGATCAGCGAGAACCTGTCACACGACAGCAAGGTGTGGACCAAGGAGTACGACCTGGACGGCCGCATGGTGCGCGAGACGGGCGAAAAAGACCCGAAAACACGGGAGCACATTTACGATAATTTACCCGGGTATGGTTACGTGGACGTGGAGTACGACACGTACCGCTGGAAACCGAATCCGCGCGGCAAAATGGAGAAGCATCTGAGCGGGAAAAAAGTGTGCCGGTTTGCGCAGTTCAAGGACGGGACCAAGGCCATTCTGCCGTCCATTTTGGAGGAGCTGCTCGCCGCGCGCAAGGCCACTCGCAAGATGGCAGAGCAGCAGTCCGACCCCTTCATGGCCAACGTGCTTGACAAGCGTCAGCTGGCTTACAAGGTGACCGCAAACTCGCTCTACGGGCAGTGCGGCGCCAAGACCAGCTCGTTCTACGAAGTGGATGTGGCGGCTTCCACGACCGCCACGGGGCGCAAGCTGCTCACGTACGCCAAGCGCATGGTGGAAGAAGTGTACGGGGACGCCGAATGCCAAACGAGCAAATACGGTATCGTGCACACGCGGGCCGAGTACGTGTACGGGGACAGTGTGGCTGCATATACTCCGGTGTATGTTCGGTTGGGCGGCGTCATTGATGTTTGTCCCATTGAATCGCTTGCAGAAAAATACGGAGCTAATCCGGATAACTGGGCACAATGCAAAGAAGACGGAAAACAAACCAAGCAGGTTTGCGAAATGGTGTGCGGCGTGGAAACGTGGACAGAAAAGGGATGGACTCGGCTTCATCGCGTCATTCGTCACGCGCTTGCCCCTCACAAAAAAATGATGAGGATTGTCACTCACACCGGCATTGTTGATGTCACGGACGACCATTCGTTGATTCTGGCAAATGGCGAAGAAATTTCACCAAAAAATGTGGAGATTGGAACCAAATTGCTGCATTCCGCGTTGCCACAGCCATCGCCACAGCCCGCATCCAATGACGCACCAGTGATCACAGTTGAACAAGCCAGAATCATGGGGTCATCATTTGCTGCAGACAATGATGAAAAAAAAATCATCCCGACCAGCATCCTCAATGGCACAAGAGAAATTCGCGAGAGTTTCTGGAACGGCATGTTGAGTGAATACAAAATACCCCCCATTGACGACAATGAGGAGGAGGAGGAGGGGGCAAGGGGGAACCATTGGTTCCCCCTGGTTGACCAAAAAAATCAAATCAGCGCTGCATGCATATGTTTGTTGGCTCAAAGTCTTGGATGGAAAACATCATTGAACACGCGTTCAGACAAGATGGACATTTATAGAGCGACCATGACAACTGGCGTTCAGAGAAAATGTCCCGATTCCATCAAGAAAATTGTGACATTGCCATTCCCGGCCGAAGAAAACGCGTATGTGTACGATTTAACCACCGACAATCATCATTTTGCGGCTGGAATTGGAAACATGATTGTGCACAACACGGATTCTGTATTCTACACGTTCAATCTGACTCACACGGACGGAACCCCCATCCGCGGCAAGCCAGCGTTGGAAATTACAATTGAGCTCGCGCGCCAGGTGGGCGACATGGCCTCCGCGTTCCTGAAAGCACCGCACGGCTGGGTCTATGAAAAGACGCTCATGCCGTTCGGCCTGCTCCAGAAGAAGCGCTACTTCGGCATTCTCTACGAGACGGACCCCAACAAGGGCAAGCCGAAGAGCATGGGCATCGTGCTGCGCCGCCGCGACAATGCGCCCATCGTGAAGGACGTGTATGGCGGCCTAATAGACATCCTGACGAAGCAGCAGGACTTGGAGGCGGCGGTCCAGTTCGTGCGCGAGTCGCTGCAGTCCCTCGTGGACGAGCGCGTGCCCATGGACAAGCTCATCATCACAAAGTCGCTGCGCTCCACGTACAAGAACCCGCAGCAAATTGCGCACAAGGTGCTGGCCGACCGCATGGGCAAGCGCGATCCGGGCAACAAGCCGAGCTCGGGGGACCGCATCCCGTTTGTGTATATCCACAACTCCGACAAGAAGGCGCTGCAGGGGGAGCGCATTGAGACGCCGGACTACATCCGCGCCAAGCGTCTGAAACCGAACTACTCGTTTTACATCACGAACCAAATCATGAAGCCCGTGGCGCAGCTGTTCGGGCTCGTGTTGGAACAAATGTCGGCGTTTCGGCGCAAGAAGGCGCGCTTCCTGGAAGAGCTGGAGTCCGTGCGCAGCAACTGGATGGAAAGCGAGGATAAACTGCAGAAGAAGCTGGACGATCTGCGTTTCCGCGAAGTGAAAGAGCTCGTATTTGACGACTACTTGCGCCAAGCGGACAACCTGGCGAAATCAAATAAGAGCATAACGGAGTTCTTTAAGGCTAACGCTAAAAAATAAATACAACACCAAAAAAAAATGAGTGGTGAATAATTTGTGTAATATTGTTTTTTATATTACATAAATGTAAACATGTTTAAATTTAAATTGCGGGTTGATCCGGCCACTCGCAAAGCCGCCGGTGTGAGGACCCCCTCAACAATCAAAGTGAGAAAACCCCTAACCATCAAAGTGAGAAAACCCCAACTTAAACAAGTAGAGTTTCCTTCACGCCCCACCCACAAAAAATACAAAAGAATTAAACCGTTTACTGACATGCGACCATCGTTGAAACAAATATTGAGAAGCGTTCCTCCTCAGTTCAGCCACGCATTCGGTGCTAAACAAATCAATTATGTTGCCGCAATCGTATGTCATGGTATCTCGTGCGATTCGGCTAAACATCTTGTGTGTCATAATCTTGTCACATGTGAAAATCCATTATTCAAAACACAGTATGATCTTGTTTTCACGAGCAAATATGGAGATACTTCCGAAGGTTATGGCAATTCGCATTTGGTTAGCAAATTTCTTTGTAACAAATTGAAAACAATGAAAACTGGTAGGGGTGCCGAATTTATGGAAATATTAGATTCAACAGTTGATAGGGGGGCATTTACTCGTGCGGATGGAACAAGTGTAGGAATTGGCGGTGCATTAGGAAACAATACCATATTAACACAAAAAGATATTGAAAATGATGTTGCGGACTTGGAGCTTTTCGTGGAGGGAACACATCATCCTTTCGTCAGTGTCAATGATAATGATAACGACAGTATATTTTTATTCGAATGTAATTCGTTTAATGACTGCGTTAATATAAGTGATCACAATCTATTAGCAGTTAATCCGGACGAATTAATTAAACGAAGGCCGGGGTTAGAGTATGTTGCACAAGCTGCGCATAAATTGCAACAAATCATTGAACCAACCGTTGCGGTGCAGCGTCATCCAACAACCAGACCCATGTGGAGTGATGTGACCCATCGCTTGAAGGAATTAAAACATCATCCTGATCTGGATAAGAGCATTGTTCGGCTTTCTGACATTCTTGGAAAAGAAAGCATTTTTCCAAAAGGCACGGTTGTTGTTACCTATGTATGTCGCAGCACGTTGATTGATGGTTTGTGTGTGGAAACTCCAAAGCCGGATGACTATATGTCTGTTCCATCAACGCCACTTAGTTTCGGATCGTTCGCGCTTGAAACACCTAGAACACCCATTGGAATGTCTCCTGTATCTCCTGGATCTCCAACACACATGTCTGGATCTGAATCCCCTCCATGGAACTTGGGATCTCCTGTATCTCCTGGATCTACAACACCCATGTCTGGATATGTATCTCCATGGAACTTGGGATCTCCAGTCGGATATGGAATGTCCTTGTTGGATGATATGTCTAGTGGGGGTGCAATCAAAAAAATGAAAAACAGAAAAACTCTTAAAACCCGAAGATTAATCAACTTCGTCAATGTCGCGAGGTCCAGATCCAGATCCAGATCCAGATCCAGATCCAGATCCAGATCCAGATCCAGATCCAGATCCAGATCCAGGTCCTGAATTCGGTCCATATCTATTTGCCACATTATTCATCAAATCAAATGAAAAAATAATGGAATCATCGTTCACTGAGTTCAATTCAAACCCTGGAATGTTTTGACTGTTTCTCAATAACTCATTGTAAAACGTGTTGATGTTGATTTCTGATTCAAGTGGAATGTCTACCACGCGACGAAATCCAGGTCGGGTGCCACTTGGATCACCATTTGGACCACTTGGGCCATCACTTGGAACACGTATGGGTGGTTCTGCTGTTGTTGTGGAATTCAACAAATTATGTCTACATGTTGGACACGTATTGTTCATGCGCAACCAACGAGACAAACTATGTGAATTGAAAATGTGTCCACAATGACGAATTCGTGAAACACGTTGTGTCGGTTCAAACACATCATGCGTGATTGAACAAACAGTGTTCAATGGATTTGCAATGTTGTCAAAACGAGTCATTTCCACTCGTTCATTCAATTCTGATTGTGTTAGCCGTGGTTGTTCAGGTTGATACAATATGCCAATTAATGCATTTACAATGTTATTTTCTAATGCAGTTGTCGTGGTTGTCGTGGGTGTCGTGGTTGTTCTTGGTGGGGTTCTTATTGGAGTGGTTCTTGATGGAACATTTCTCAAATTGGATTGTTGCTGTTGCGGTTGCTGTTGCTGTTGCGGTTGCTGTTGCTGTTGCGGTTGCTGTTGCTGTTGCGGTTGCTGTTGCTGTTGCGGTTGCTGTTGCGGTTGCGGTTGCTGTTGCGGTTGCTGTTGCGGTTGCTGTTGCTGTTGCTGTTGCGGTTGCTGTTGCTGTTGCGGTTGCTGTTGCTGTTGCTGTTGCGGTTGCTGTTGCTGTTGCGGTTGCTGTTGCTGTTGCGGTTGCTGTTGCGGTGGATGATTCCAATAATCATGTGTCTGAGGCGGTGTTTGCGGTGGATGTGGAATTAACAACCATGGATACGGATTGGAGTTAATTGAATTTCGCGTGCCATGCAATGCTTGTTCTAAAACATGATACATGTGATTGGAATGATACGTAAAGTGCGTGTAACTTTGAATCAAACTTTCATACATGGCAAACAATCGTGCATTGTAAAAAGGAATGCTGTTTGCATGATCTTGTTGTGGTAATGGTTGACCTTGGCCTTGAGTTTGGCTTGACTCTGAGTTTCGGTTCCGATTTCTAAACCGAGGCATTTTCAAATGTTGAATGTTGTATTGATTATTTAAATTAGATCATTATCATTTTTTTAAGCACAAACCCATGATAAAACATTAAATGATCACATCAATTCATGTTTAAAAAAGGTGAATACCTACAATGAGTGTCGGACTCATGACCTCCCAGATTAGATAACCATCCTGTAATTCGGACAATGTTATGACATTGTCATTGGTGTTAACTGGACGATGTTGGGGGTTCCGGGCGCTCTTCCGTTGAGCTATGCAGGTTTATTCAATTCTTCGTGCATTCACGCACACGAAGGCTCTGGTGCACCATATGCACCTGTGCGACGTTGATGTTGTTATGCCACCTGTAGGTATCGATCCCACACCGTTCTTTTAATGAGAAAGAAGATAACCATCAGTTTTTCGGACCCACACGCAAATGCAGGACAATTGGGGTAACCGACGGTGTTTAACGTCCGCCGTGGAAGTGGCTTTAAATGACTCCGTTTTACGTCCAGCTTGACGGCCTGTTTCTGTAAAGCAAACAAATTGGATTTAAGCATCAGGGCAAGTTTCGATCTTGCTCTCAGGCTGATCAGATCAGTCCTGATAATTCCGTACCCGATGGTGACAAGTGCGCAGGTTATGCTCAAGTTTAATGTCGCTTGCGCTATGACATCCGTTGATAATTTTTTTAGGCGAACCCCTTAGAATTTATTCGGAAGGTTACTACCGTTTTTTCGGTTCGTTTCGCAATTTTCACTCGCTGGGATGACATTTGGTGTACGATGTTATGCATGTCATACTGACCATTGAGCCATGGTGTGCGAACTACTTGAAACCCAAGTATCGTAATGCATATATTAAGATGCGAAAAAACAGGCGGTTTCTGGATGACCCCCCCCAGATCGGCCTCATTACAAGGGTCTAATCATTGGTTGGTTGTTCAATGGCATCGGCATCGGCATCGGCATCGGCAATTCTTGACGAGGTTGAACGGGAACCGTCTTTGGAGTTGGTTTTGGACAACGGTTGAAATTGGTGGTGTTTCCATTAAATGCATTAATGTGAAACGACAACTTGGACTCAACGTCAACGCAGGAAAATTCGGGATTCAAAGTCATTTTATACTTTATGAAAACATTTTATTTTTAAATGGGTATTTCAAAATTAGTATTTCAAACCCGCGCAATGAATTTTCGGGTTGATTGTCGGACACTCATTTGTGTTTGTCAATTTGAATGTTCTTGATGAACCCTTTTATGATTTTTTTGTGCGCATGGTCGTCGTTCTCAATGTTTTTGTAGAGCTCCTTGCACAGCGCCAAATATTCGGTGTGCAGTTTTTCCTTGGATTCCCACCCCGGGTGCGCGTCAATCCAGTCCTGAATGCGCTTGATTTGATAACACGATGTCAGGTAAATGAATTTCTTGATGTTGGTGCAGTCGTCGTCCTTGATCCATTCATTCGTCTTCACGTACATGGTTTCGCGCTTCGCGTCCGTGCAGTGGATCGGCCGCTTGTTCACGTCCATGCCCCGCAAGTTGTTCACGATGATGGAGCTCACGCCTTCAATTATTCCGTTGTTCTTCGTGAATTCCAAATCATCCAATGTTATGTTGAGAGATTTCACGAAATCACTCAGTTTAATGGCGTCCTTGCATTCCGTGTTTAAAAACACCTGCAGGTTGAACTGCTGGTTGTTGGTGGTGGTGTTATTATTTATGACCGTGTTTCTCTCTTTGCTCAACTCTATGAGCTGTGTTTGCAGCGTTTTGTTCTGCTCCATCAGTTGTTCCACGATCTTCATCATGTTGAATTCGGTTGATGCCGGAGGGGCGGACGCGCTGGCCGTTGATGCAGCGGCTGCTGGATTATTCAGTTTTTTAATGCACTTGGTGGCGATTTGTTCTTCCATTTCACACATGATTGCAAGGCTGCTTGTTGGTTCTGTTGTTGCCTTCTGCGCACACTTCTGCTCATGATACCACAAACTGTTTCGGGCGTCATATCCTTTTCCGCAATGCGCGCATGCGAACGCTTTTTTTGGCCACTCAATGATTAATGGTTTGTGTTTACATTTTTTTTCATGATACCATTTGCCATTGCGGGTGCCATAATTTTTATGACAATAATCGCATTCAAATTTCCCGTTTTTTTCTGAATCATCATGGTCGGACATGCACGTCAATGCCAGATTCATTTCATTTGTTAGAATTTCTCTCAATGCATCTTTTGCAATCTTGAAAAACTTTCGTTTATCTTCTATGCGATACTGTTTCAGATGATTGTGAATTTGAGTTTCAAGTTCATGCCCTTCTTGCGTAAATATCACAGACTCCACCACAAAGGACGTTGGGACGCCCGTTGCTTGCATCGTTCTTTTAATATGGTGTTTCCTCGTCCAACCAATTTTTAACACATCATGATCATACGATGGATTGGACATGACGTAAACACACTGGTCTTTCGGGTCGTTCATTGCATAAAGTGGGTTGTTAATAAATTGGGTGTATTATTGCTTATATTATTGTTTATATTATGTTTCATTCTAAATGTTCAATTCCGACAGTTCAGGATGCTAAATAAATGTTCTAAAATCTAAAAAATAAAATTCTTAATGCTAAAAATGTTCTAAAAGTTCATAGAACGTTTTTTTGAACACATGGTGCCTTTTTTTAAGTTTTTTTGGGGCCGAAAAATGTCCCACGGTGGTGCCTTTTTTTAAGCGCTGCATTATGCTCTCATTTTTACCCATTTATTACATAACTTGAATTTGTTATTTTGGTCGAAAAACTTTGCACAAGAGTCGAAAAAATTTCAGAAAATGGACAAAAAAAATGTCCAAAAATCGATATGTCGTATTACTTTTGGGAAAAAATGCGCGGCGCTAGGTAATTTGCGGAACTTTTTTGGGACTAAATTTCTCACACCATGATGGTGTGAAAATATTGCAACTGCGACATTGACGCCAAAAGTCCTAGAGAGAAAATGGTATAAAATATGCATATAAAGAAATGCGCATATGAATGTGAATAATCAACCCAATCCAGCCATGAGCAACGTCACTCTTTCAATCCTTCCCACGATAACCATTCAGGGGGTGGGCTACCACAATTCAAAGGACATGCTGTCCCTGAACCGCGGGTTTTTCAAGGGGTTTACCACCACCCCTCGCCGAATCATAGACCTAAAGAAGATTCCTGCGACCGATTATTTGTACGCAACCATGGAAAAAGGAAAGGGGTGGAACCTTTCCACCGACAAATGCAAAAAGGCGCAACTGTTGATATCCGCGACTTGGATAAATGCAAACCGTTTTTTTGGCACGCCGGTTAAACCGCCAGTGGTCAGTGCAAGCAACGCATCAAATGAAGCAAGCGAAGCATCCATTGAAGGGATGAATGCATTAACGAACGAAGAAACGAACAAAACAATGAATGAAGCAACCGAAATGACAAGCGCAAAAGACGCTCCACCGATCATACACCTAAGTGATGCTGAAAAATTTCATGATGTGGATGGACGCGTCATTGAAATTGAAACCAGAGGTGAAAGACACGAGGACAAGATTTATTTCAAAGTGAAACATGTCAGCATTGGGTTTGAAATGCCAAGTTTGAATCATGTTTTGGTTAACATGGAGGGAGGATACAAGCGCGGGATTGATTACATCACGTTTAAACGATGCACACAAAATGTATCGAAAAACACGAATAAACTATCAAGCACGACATTGTATCTAACATATGAAGGTTTGTTACGAGTTTTATTCGTGTCCCGAAACAAAAATGCAACCCTTTTCAGAAAATGGGCAACTCAGATGCTCTTCACAACCCAGATGGGTTCAAATGAGCAAAAAGTGAAGCTGGGCACCGACCTTTGCAACATTCCGCTCAAAACATACCAGGCCATATTTAAAAGTCACACGTCCAATTTCCCGTCCATTTATTTGTTGTCGCTTGGCAAGGTGCGCAACTTGCGCGCGACATTTGGAATCGGCGACACCATTCCGGACGATTCGGTGGTTTACAAATACGGATTCACCCGGGATTTCGCTCGTCGGATTGGAGAACATCAACAAGCGTATTCCAAACTGCCTGGCGTGACGGTGGACGTGAAGTGGTTTCAAAACATTGACATCAAGTACTTGTCGGAAGCGGAAAATGAAGTGGAGGAGGAATGCAGCGCGTATGGCACGCGACTGCACGTCGCCGACCACAAGGAGCTGATTGTGTTGAACGACAAACAATTTGAGCACATGCAAAAATCGTACCGTCGCATTGGGAAAGAGTACGCAGGGGCGAGTGCGGAGCTGAATGAAAAGATTGAAGAACTGCGAGCTCAAATCAAGGACATGGACATGCAGCACCGACACGCCCTCCTGGAAAAGGACATGGTGATTCAACGGGTCACCATGCAGCACGAACGCGACACCATGATGTTCGGATTAAAAGAAGAAAATTACAAATTGCAACTACAATTGTATGGAAAAAGGCAACAACCATGACGGCGCACTGCGCCATTAATCCACTTTGGTTCATTTAATGGAGTGATTTAACATCATTTTCTCTCTTTTGATCATTCTTCAAGTGTCAAAAAAATGGGGACCATGTTGCACTGAATGCATTGGTGTGCAGTTGAGTCACGACATCCTGATTTCAAACTTCATGCAAACGAGAGAAATTCAAGAGCAGATCACGGTACCTGTCATTTTATACCCTGAATATCAAATGCGTGGATATATTTAATGTAAAATGCGCATAAACACATGCCGTCATCATGATGCATTGACCATTCATTGCCAATTGACATACATACACACAAGCAAAATCATGCATTCCAATTATAAAGACAAAGGCCTGAGCGGCCTGGCCAACATGGGTAACACGTGCTATGTGAATGCGTGTATGCAGCTGCTCTCGCACACGTACGAATTCAATGATTTTCTATTAAAAAACGGGGGCGAATACAAGGCGCGTCTGAACCACAAGGTGGATTCGGTGCTGCTGCACGAGTGGGACAAGCTGCGCGTCATGATGTGGTCCGGCAACTGCATCATTTCGCCTGGCGGGTTTGTGTCCTCCATGCAGAAAATCGCCAAACTCAAAAACATGGACCTGTTTTCCGGGTTTCAGCAGAACGACGTGGCCGAGTTCCTCGGCTTCTTGCTGGACTGCTTTCACACGGCGCTGGCGCGCGAAGTGGAGATGAAGGTGAAAGGGGTGGCGCGCAATGCCACCGACCGCGCAGCCAAGGATTGCTACGAGATGATGGCCTCCATGTACAAGAAGCAGTACTCTGAAGTACTGAATATTTTTTACGGCGTGCAGGTTTCCATCATTGAACCGCTGCACCCGAATGCCAAACAGGCGTTAAGCACCAAGCCCGAACCCTTATGCATTCTGAATCTTTCAATCCCTGCCAAACCCGGGATGCAGGCGGTGACCTTGTTTGACTGTTTGGATCACCATTGCGCGCCCGAGGTGCTGAGCGGGGAGAACGCGTGGTTCAATGAAGCCGCCGGAATAAAGCAGGACGTGCAGAAGCGCCTGTCGTTTTGGAGCCTGCCCAACGTGCTGATCATTGTTTTGAAGCGGTTTGAAATGAATGCGCGTGGATACGTGCGCAAGATTCAAGTGCCCGTGGACGTGCCGTGCAACCGCGCCAATTTGTCCAAGTACGTGCACGGTTACAATCCGACGAGCTACGTGTATGACTTATTCGGCGTGTGCAACCATCACGGCGGATCGGCGATGGGTGGGCATTACACCGCCACCATCAAGAACGCAAACGGCAAGTGGTACGCATGCAACGACACTCTTGTGAAGGAAGTGCCCCTGGATTCCAATGAATCCATTGTCAGCAATTTGCCGTACTGCCTGTTTTATCGCAAAGTGCAGAGCAGTCAATAATATTTTGTTTTGTATTTTATATATAGCAATCAATTGCAAAAGCACCCCACACCTCCGAAATGAATGTATCATATGATTCCGTAACCGGCATTGGACAAAACCCGATGGAATTCATCAATGCCGCTCAAAACACGACCACCAGTGGCAAGCTGCTGATGTTGGCCATACTCACCATCACCATTTTTGTGTATTACATGGTGTTCTCAACCATGCCCGGCGGCACGGGCACCAGCGGTCCCAGCGGCACTTCCAGCAGCGGCGCCAAGTTGCTGGAAGTCATCATGTGGGGCACGTTCATCGTGCTGCTGATGATTAACGGATACCAGTATTTTTTCAACATGAACATTGTGACCAGCGTGCAGGACTTGTTCAGCGACAAGCCGAAGATCGACATCACGGTGCAGCAGCCGGAGGGCGACTCCGAAACCACCGTGCCCGAGTTGCGGTATTTTAAGCAAGTGTTCCACGTGCCGGGCAACGAATACACGTACGACGACGCAAAAGCCGTGTGCAAGGCATTTGACGCGCGTCTGGCGTCGTACGACGAGGTGGAAAAAGCGTACAGCGGCGGCGGCGAGTGGTGCAGTTATGGTTGGTCGGACAACCAAATGGCGCTGTTCCCCACTCAGAAAAAGACGTGGGACCGGCTGCAAAAGATTAAGGGGCACGAAAATGATTGCGGACGCCCGGGCATCAACGGCGGCTTCATTGGGAACCCGGACGTGCGATTCGGCATCAACTGCTACGGGTTTAAGCCGCAGATCACGGCTGCGGAGGCGGACGACATGAAGACTGCGCCGATTTACCCCAAGACGTTGAAGGACGTGGAGAAGCAGCAAAAGGTGGCGTACTGGCAGACCAAGCTGAACGACATCCTGGTGTCGCCGTTCAACAACGACGTGTGGAGCGCCTAACAATCACATCATCTCTCATTGGGTTCAGTATGAAATTGGAAAAAAATTGAAAGCATTTGAAACGCGGATCAACCCCATGCAGCGTTTCTGTTTCAAACAAGCTTTCAAACATTATTATGACGACGACGACGACGACGACGTACAAACGATTCAATATTCAAGCCGATGACGAAGACGCTTCTGCGCGTCTGAAGAAGACAGTGGACGATTATGAATTGGAAAACAAAAAAACCCGATCCGTTCTGGGGGGTGACGCCGCAAGGGTTGCAATGTCGCACAGGAGTGCATGCCGAATGCTGCCGATGTCGCACGTGTCGGCCGCCCAACGCATGTTTTGGTTACCTGTGGTGCCAGTGGGTTCTGCATTGGCGCCCAACCGCATTGAAGCCCGGTACTTTACAAGGAGCAGTCGGGTTCGTAACATGGTGCACGGCGGCATTACGGGTTTACTTGCCGTGCGCCTCCTGCACAACTCAAGACAGGGTCAAGGCCAAACCCGCTCATTGCGCATGCTCTGCATTATTCGGCGTGTCAACAATGCAGCCGGATGCGAGCACGTGAAATGGAGCATCCCGGAATTTCAATGCCGATACAACATCGGTGTGAAAATCCTGAAACGAAAACGCACCCAGTATGACACAATTTCGGATGATGAAGTGCTTTCGGAACTCAATCTGCTGGACACCGCTGAAAATCGCCAGGCATTTCTGGAAGAATGCAAGGCTGTGGCCAATGCGCCGAATCAGTCACGCGTCAAATATGCGGATGTTGTTGCTGCGTCCGCCAATGAAGATGACCACAATTCCAAGTGGTGCAAATGTCGCCATGCAACGGTTTTGGACAACGAATGGATTGCGGATTTCAGTGTCGCATTTTCCAAAATGTGTTCAATCAAAATGGCAGCAGTGGGCAATACCTCGTTGAGCAAACTCGATCGTGCCATGAATTTGGTTGATCTCTTCCGCTTCGTGTCGTCCAGAATTGATTGGATTATGACCGATCCTGGCATGCGACACATCACCAATATGGCTGGTCTTTGGGAGAAGTACGTGGAGCGGTTGACTTTCATGGCGACAGAAGGCATTGAGCATGCGGCATTGATGTTGGCAAGATACTTTCCGGAAATGATGACGCCCGAATTGCACGTGATTGTGGTTGTCAATGCCGATGTCAACGTGTATCGTGTGCCTCAAATGCAGATTGCAGACGATGACGAGTTGTTCGGTCCAATGAAGGCCGCTTGCCAAGCGTTCATGCCAGACGCCGCACCCGAACCCGAACCTGTCCCGCGTCGCAACAGCGACTACGACTACGACTACGACTACGGCTACAGCGACAGCGACAGCGACTACGACGATGACAATGATGAATACACAGATGACGAAGGCGAAGGCGAAGCACAAGGCTAACAATCGCGCAAAACACAAACACAAACACAACACACAAAACAAACCAAAACAAAAACAAAACACAAAAAAACTTTTTTATTAGAAATTATTTTGAATTATTAAAATAATTACTACGCATTACTTACATTACCATATGATTTGATTCATGATTTATTGTGCCGTTTGGTTTTTTTTAAATGGTGGTCCTTTTTTGGGTTGCGTTTTCTGCTGGTCTTGCGCGCGGGTGCAAACCAGTTACAAACAAACGCGCATTCGGGCGCCATGCCGAAGTTGTTCTCGTCATCGGAGTCGCAGTTGCAAGGGGGCGCGGGTCTTGGTATTTGCTTGATTTTCAGTTTGTCGACACCAGATGCAGAAGGCATCAACGAAAACGGCGAAATCAGGCGCTTAAGGTCCGCCATTGGATTTGAATTTGGGGTTGTGTGGTGTGTATATTATAATGATTGCATTATAATACGAGGTGTTTTTATGTTTTTAGTTGCGGGTTTGTTTTAGACCGAGATTTCCTGGTTTTTGATTTCCTGATTTTGGATTTGTTAGTGGACTTTTTGGACCTGGCGCCACCACTTTCACGTGTGCGTTTTCCAAGTTTCACTGGAGGAGGTGACACACGATGAACAGAACCAGGCGCAGGTGATGCGCGATGAACAGAACCAGGCGCAGGTGATGCGCGATGAACAGAACCAGGCGCAGGTGATGCGCGATGAAGAGGAATATTGCGAGCAGCGCGAAACATGCGAGGAGAAATGATCAACGCTTGAAAAGGTTCGGAATCTATGCGAATGGGATGAAGAGGAAGAACTTTTTTCCTTTTTGATAATGGCATTGATGTACTAATCACACCAACCAGTTCTTCATGCAATTTCTCGTATAAAGTGCGTAAATGTGCATGGGGAGCCAAATTCAAATGTTGAATTGCTATACCAGTCATATGAAACACTTCATGTGCAACATCAAGATCATCCGTTGTGTTCAGTGCCAATGCCTTGTCTTGCTTAATGCGATTTACAAGAAACTGTATAAGTGTTAATCCATTATCAACAATTTGTGCAGGATTCAATGCGTGACTGTGTTGCATGCTATATAAAATGTCATCCGCTGAAATGTTTCGTTTTAATACCGTAATGCAAGTCGGAAAACTTTCGCATGCAAAAAAAGCACGTTCTCCGTACAAATTATCAAATAAAACCAGATCAAGATTGCGCGTGACTTGTTGAAACGTGAAGTAATGGTTTGACATAAACGATGGTCCTACTGAATCTAAATCCAACACTTTGGCAATGAACCTTTTCAACACGTCATATTTGCGGATCATGTGTGCATGTTGAAGAAAACTAACTTCATCCCATGCATGAATCAAATCGGTCATTTGGTAAAATTCAAGTAAATGTTTCATAGCAACATCATTGACTTCGCGTGTTCCCCTGTATGCATAGTAATATGAACTTCTGGACAAAACCCGCAAACATACGCATTTTATAATTCCATTCAATAACTCATTCATATCGTGACCGACATTGTAAGCGGGTGTTTCAAAATATGTCTTAAGGGTTTCGTTCATGTGTTCCAAAAACGCATCAAAATCTGTATGACAAATTAAATGATGATGATAATATTGACCCTTCATTTCTCTGGGACTGATTGTTCTTAATGCTTGGGCAAAAATATCGGGACTCATTAAATAATCTGGTTCATAATCAACATCACAAACACTGTCGGCATGAGCAACATTTGGTTTCGTCACGGTTGGCACTTCACGTGCTTCCTTGATTCTGATTTGATTGGACAGGGTGTTAAGTTTTAAAGAAACCGATGGTTTTCGTTGCACCCAATAATGACTGTAATACGCATGCCCCAAATCATTGTCTTCAATGCCCATTGGTTTTCCAATGTTTCTCAATTCACTTAATAATTCATGTGGCAACAATTTGGATGATGATAATTGTGAAATAACACTGTAAATTCCGGCACTGTTGTGTGAAAGTGGGGTTCCCTTGAACTCAAACCGATGAAGAGGAGGAGGAGAAAAACTCATGCCACCCAATTCAATAACTGAATATGTATTAAAACAACATAAAAAATTAGGACATGTCATGATAATGAACCCGAACATGAATCACGACATACGCACACTTAGAACAACCCGCGAAGGATCCGCCCAGTGGGTGCCTGCCCCGCCCGAATGGGCCGCCGCGTATCTGCATTACAAGGACCGGCCCATGTACAGCCAGGAAGTGCCATCCAACTACAACAACCAGTTCCTCGTGTATCGTCAGGAAAACAACCACTACATGCCGACCCGCATCCAGTGCTCGGACACGGGGGACGTGCATCCAATTATGGACTGCGCCGACGTGCGGGTGTTTTTGCAGGATGCGAACCCGGTGAATTGGTACCCCGCGCGCAACTACCAGATGTGGGCGTTTCGCGATTTCATTTACGACCCGGAGCGCCCCGAGCGCAAGTTTTACGCGTCCCAATATTCGTCGCACCTGTTTTTCCAGCGGGGGTCGTCCAACCGCACCGTTGTCACCATTGATCTGGACGGTCTGCCGCCCAACATTATTTTCTCCATGTCGCGGAACGAGAATGGGAGCGTGTATTACGAGCGAAATGACGCGCATGGGACGCGCGTGCGCATTTGTGACCACGAGGGCGCGCGCGCCGGGTTCCGCGGGTTTTACACGCGGTTGACGATGGACCCGGGCATCATTGTGACGCCACCACAAGCACCCCAACTTCAGCCAATGCCTTCGTATACCGTCTCCTCTGCGGTTCCATTGCAGCTGCCACCGGGACTCGTTGCACAAAAAACCAATGTGGAGGAGGACCAGTGCATCCTGTGCTATGAAAATGCGAAGAACCTCACGTTTAGCCCGTGCGCGCACGCCGTGATGTGCAGCGAGTGCTACGTTCAGTTGATAAAGCCGCGCGAGTGCCCGGTGTGCAAGCAAGCCATTGCGTCGTTGAATTAACCGGTTGCGTTTGAAATACATTTGGACTGCATTATTTATTTTATTCAGATATGTTATAACAACACAACAATCCAAGTCGCAATGAATGGTATTTTTGTTCCGGACCTTGATAATAAAAAATATAAGGTTCCATTTACCATGACAGAAACGAGTGATAGGTCGTCCATTGAAGTGAAACTTGATACTAGTGCATATGGGACAAACCTTGCCACTAATTTGGGTCTGGTTACATTTGCTGGCAAAATGGAGTATAGTAATGGTTTACTACCCCATTTCTACGTGACACCGGCAGAATTTGAAGATTTCAAAACAAATGTCATTGACAAAGATAGCCATTGGTTTGTGGCCCCCAAACACAGCCATCCACAGGAAAGCAGTGGTTTTTTGGATAAAATGCACAATTTGTTTGGAGCATTAAAAACCCCCCCTCCAATTCAACCGGTGGAGATTAAAGGAACTTGGTCATCCAATGTGTCCAATGTGTCTATGGGTGGCAGACGCAGAAGTCATAAGAAGCACAGCAGTCATAAGAAGCGCAGCAGTCATAAGAAGCGCAGCCACAAGAAATCACATCGTCGTCGTCATTGAATTTATTAACCGGTTGCGTTTGAAAATAGTAGATACGAGAGAAAAAGACCAAAGAAATTCTTGGAAAACAGGTCCAGCACGTTGTAAATCGTGTTTTTAAGAGTATAAGGAAGCACGGCGACAATGCCGTACAGCGACCATGCCACCAGAAAATAGGCATACATTTTCAGACTGATGCCATTATTATTATGAATTGCATCATTTGCAACGAATCTCTCGTACATGATGTAGAAGTAGGCGACGAACGGCACGAAGCCGAGAGCAACCCCGGCAACCAGTGGAATGACGCCCACCTCGCCTAAATAGCCGAACAAAAGCATGAGCCAGTTAAGCGCGAGGATCTGCGTAATTGGCACGGCATTTTCTCTCAAAATTTGGATCAAGGAAAGTGATTCCGAAGACGACGCGGCGTTCAAGTAAATGATGTAGGCGATCAGCGTGACGAGCATGGTGGGCGTGGTGATGGCCCAGTCGGCGTAGCGTTTTGGCGTGATGTTTTTCACGCGATCAATGTTGTAGTAGAGCCACGCATAAAACGAGCCCTCCACGGCCTGCACCGCGACTTCCAAGCCCAGGAGCTGCTTGATGAGCCGCATTCCAGGTGCGGTTTTGACAAAGAGCGCCAGCAGCTCAATGATGCCGGTGACAATCTGCACCACGATGGAAAACATAAGCGAGGAGTGCAACAATGCCATGATTTTTAATTGATATAGTCACTATAATTACTATAATTACTATAATTGCCATAATTGCCATAATTGCCACATTCAATGCAATCCAATGATGCTCAAAAAATAAACTTAAACCAAATGCATTGACAATAATCATAACCACACAACGAAACTGCAAGGGGTCACGCATGATAACGGTTGTCACTGCAGTAGTAAATAACCCGGTTTTCATTGAAATTCAGCACCACACTTTGAAAAAGCATTTCAAGGGCGACGACTACGAGTTCATCGTGTTCAACGACGCCAAGGACTTCCCGGATTTCACAAACGGCAACGACGTGACCGTGAAACATCAGATCCAGGACACGTGTCGCGCACTGAACATTGCATGCGTCAACGTGCCCAACGAGGGCCACAAGACAAACCGGGACGCCGCGATTCGCTGCGCCGATTCCATGAGCTACCTTTTGCAGTATCAAAAAACCAACCCCGGCAAGTACTTGTGCCTGGACAGCGACATGTTTTTAGTGGATGATTTTGACGTGACCAAATACGCGGGATATGACTGTGCCGTTGTGCTGCAAAGCCGAGTGTTGAACCCGCCATCAATGGGCAAAGGCATGGGACAACCCTTGAGAAAGGCGCATTACTTTTGGAATGGTGTTTATTATTTTGACACGACCAAAATGCGGGACATTGAATTGCTGAATTGGAACTGCTGTCCGTGTTGCGACGTGGGTGGCATGATGCAAGAATGGTTGAGGGTTCAGATGGCGCGAGACAATGCGCCAATACCCAACACCGACGACATCCGCTGGACCAACAAGCAGTTTCACACACCCAGTGTGTATTTCATGAAGCACTTGTGGTCGGTGTCCTGGGACCTGAAAGATCTGCCGTCCCGTTTGAAACAAAACCACAAGTTGGTTGAATTTTTTCAAAAGGATCAGCGAAACGTGAATGGTAAATTTTTTTGTGAAATATACGACGATGTGTTTTTGCATTACAGGGCGGGCGGAAATTGGCGTAATGAGGGGGCTTCATTCCACTCTCGCTTGTCGCGGTCATTGAAGCAGTGCTTGGAATGATTAGGTGGCGGTGGCGGTGGCGGTGTGGATGCGCCGTATTTCGGGCACTACTTTTGCAGCGGCGTCGCGTTTGGCGCGAACGTGCTGCATGATGGCTGCGGCTTGCTGCGGTGGGCAGCACTCGGCCAGCGCCTCGCTCAAGAATGCGAGCGTGATTCCTGGCGTCTGTTTTGCATTGAATGCGAACTTGAGCGTGCCGTCCTTGATTCGGACGGTGGCGTGCGCCAAATTGTTGTCGGCCACGTGCGTTAGGATGCTGGATTCCACTTCGTTGCGTGACTCGCGCAGCTCGCGCGCTTGATCATTGATTTGCTTGAGCTGATTGTCCAGTTGAACCCAGCGCTGAATGCGGTGTTCTAGGGGGTGTTGTGCCATGTGTGCGATGATGCATTTATGCCTTGCGTTGCGTTTATATCATTCAGCGCTATTTTGATATAAAGAGATGCCATGGAATCAAAATGGGTGAGAGTCCTGGACACGAATATTGTTGGCATTGTTTCCTAGTTTTTGCTTCCATAGTGTAGTGGTCAGCACATTGGACTTTGAATCCAATAACACGAGTTCGAATCTCGTTGGAAGCACATTTTACCCCCCCCCCTTTTCTTAAAAAATTAAATGTGTGGTCATGTTATTACACATTTGACATTACAAACAATGAAAACGCGTAGATTTGTCAAATCTAGGAAATCAAAGAGACGGTCCTCTAAAAAAAGGGGAGGAATGTTTCGCAGGGTGACCAGTGATGCGGCCAAAAAAGCAGCAAAGGTGCTCACATAAATAGTCGGAAAGGATCCAGTGAATAAAGCAGACAAGTTGAAACAAGCAGCAGATAAGGTGGGAGAAGCGATCATGAAATCAAGACAGGATAAATCAAACCAGTCACCACATATAACAGCCAGTACATTTTCATCTCCAGTTTCATTCAACTCACCAATCGAAATTCATGCCATTCATAACTTGTATCATGATCCGAATGTTTTCCGAACTCCTAGTAAAACACTGGATGCGAACGTCGAACCGATGCTTGCAAGGACGACCCGACATCAAAGTGTGGTTGCAAAAAGAACTCACATATATGCACCCACACTTCATAATGCAGTGCAGGTGAACAAGAGATTGTTTGAATAGAGTTTTTTTGCTTTACACATCATTTATTCTTTATTGTTTGCGCTTGAGCAAAAGTGTTGTGTGGGTTCCGTCTGAACCTCCTCCTCCTCCTCCATCACCACTATTGCCGATGTTGTTGCTGGCACAGTCGTCACACGAGCAGCCCTTGAAATCATACAGGTAAGCATTTCCATTGGGAAAGCTTTGCACCATGTAAACTCCAATCAATCCACACAATCCAGATAGGATGAGCGTGCCAAAATAAGGAGCGCCACCTCCTGACACACTCGTCGAAACAAACATGTTGATGAACAAAAGACTGGCGAACCCTAGGACCATTCCAACGATTATCCCAGTGTCGGGCATGCCATTTTTGAAACACATGAACACATACACGATGGTGTACCCCAAAAATGCCGTGACAAAACGGTTTGTCAACCATCCAGCAATCGCTCCAGCAAAGATTGCACCTATCAAGTGTCCGAGAATTTTCATGAAGGTGCGATTTACGATGGACGCACCAACCGTAACAGAAGTTATAATGAGAGGAATTGCATTATTAAACTGGGATAGACCCAATGCTTGATCCCATCTGTGAATCGCATCCATTGGGCCGGGATTCATTGGGTCGGGTTTCATTGGGCCGGGATTCATTAGGTCGGGATATGGTGTGATGAATGTAACTTAAGTTTATTGTATTGTATAATATACTTAAATATAAAATTGTGATGACAAAGAACTGAGACCCAAGAACCCAGATCCAACTCACTTGTGACAAATGGGCATCCCGAGTTACTTTGCACACGTGCTAAAAAAATACCCGCATGTCATCAAGCGCCTGACCGAGCTGCCGCGCATTCACAATTTGTACCTGGACAGCAACGGCATGATTTACGACGTGGTGCGCCAAATGCAGTACACGCCCGAAAACAAGGAGGCATTTGAGGCCGAGCTGCTGCAGCGCATTTGCGACAGCATTGACGCGTGCATTGCGATTCTGAATCCGACTGATTGCGTGTTCATTGCGTTTGACGGCGTGGCGCCGGTGGCCAAGTTGAACCAGCAGCGCGAACGCCGCTACAAGTCGTGGTACTTGGGCGAAATGGAGAGGCAGCGACGACAAGACAAGGTCCAAGGCAACAGCAAGTGCAAAGATAAAGGCAAAGAAGCGCCTAAACCGGCGTGGAACACGTCGGCCATTACACCGGGCACCAAATTTATGAATGCGCTTCATGAAAAGCTGGTCCAACATTACAAAACCAATACAACAACAACGCAATCAACACAAACAACGAAACCAGAGATTGTGTTGAGCAGCAGCAACGAGCCCGGCGAGGGCGAGCACAAAATATTTGAGTACATTCGCGAGCACGCAGCCGAGCATGCGGACAAGACCACCGTGATTTACGGGCTGGACGCGGACTTGATCATGCTGTGCATGTCGCACCTGCACATCTCGCGCGGCATCTACTTGTATCGCGAGACCCCTGAGTTTGTGAAGTCAATTAATGTGACGCTGGATGAAAAGGAGAGATATTACATGGACATACCCGAGTTTGCTGATGCGACGGGAACCCAGGTTCCCGTAAACCCTCCTCGCGCCAGGGGAACCCAAGTCAGCGCAGGTCCCGTAAAGGGGGTAATGGATAAGGTTGATAGGAGGGGTGTGGGGAACCTTGGTTCCCCAGATTACATCTTCATGTGCTTCATGCTGGGCAACGACTTCATGCCGCATTTCCCTGCGCTCAACATTCGCACAACGGGGATTGCCACGCTGATGGATGCGTATCGCGCTACATTCGGTCCGGGCGAAACCATCATACAACATCAAGGGGGGTCGGCTTGGACCATCCATTGGCCAAACTACAAGCGATTTGTGGCGCATTTGGCGGCCCAGGAGCTGACGTTGGTTCGCAAGGAGCATACAACGCGCGACCGACAGGCACGGCACTTGCGGGACAGCGACAATGAAGACGACGTCATGCACGACGTGCTCATGCTGCCGATGACGCAGCGCGACGTTGAGCGCCAGATCAACCCGTTTGAGCCGGGATGGGAGCGGCGGTACTACGCTGCGCTGTGCGACATCCATGACGATAAGGCAATCGCGTCGCTGTGCCGGAATTACTTGGAAGGGATGGAGTGGACGTTTCGGTATTACACGACCGGGTGCGTGGATTGGAAGTGGACGTACGCGAATCACTACCCGCCCTTGCTGGCGGATTTAGCAAAGCACATTCCTGAAACGCAAATGAATGCATTTTCATTTTTGCGTGTGAAGCCGAAGGAGCCGATCCAGGACGTGGTGCAGCTGTGTTACGTGCTGCCTCGGGCGAGCCATGCGCTGTTGCCGCCGGCGGCGGAGCGCGCGTTGATGCGGAGCAAGCTGCGGTCCAAATACACGGACGACGGCAGCCCCAACTTCAAATGGGCGTACTGCAAGTACTTCTGGGAGTGCCACACCGACCTGCCGGAACTGGATTTAGAAGAACTTGCGCAGATTGTCTCCAAAATGAAATGAAATAAAATATGCGCGTAGATTATAATAATCATTACACAATGAATCCATTTAAACAATTAAAAACCAGTATTCTTCATAGTGTACATGTATTGGGAAAAATGAAAAAAGGTGGATCCAAGAAGTCCAGGAAGTCCAAGAGGCGCGGATCCAAACAATCCAAACAATCCAAACAAAAACGTTCTGCACGTCGTCGTAGATCCATGCGCAGATAGATAAGCGACTATTTTGCGGTGTTGTATCCCCCGCAGCCGCCGCATTTCATGCCATAAGGGTGGAATTGAATGGAGCCCTTGAAGTCGCAGTCGTTGCACCGAATCGCAAATGTGATGCACTCTTGCATAGGATACATTGAAATCAATGTGTCCATGTTTTCATTGTATTGTTGAAGGCTCTCGGGTGACAGCATGGTTTTCCGGCAGAGCGGGCAACCGATGCGGTTCTGCTCTATGCAGTTCATCATGCAGCGCGCGTGAATGGGGTGCCCGCATGCCGGCACGTGCGCGGGTTTCGTGGAATGGAACAAATTCTCCAGACATATGGGGCAGTCGGCGTGGAACTGTTCGGCCTTGCACCTATGGTTTAGCGCGTTCACGCACGTGCGGCACGTGTCGCAGTGGTTAAACTCGCCGCCCCCCCTCACCCGGCAAATGCCGCACTTGTCGCAGTGATAATAATTTCTCTCGGCGCGGTCGTCAAAGAAGTTGCACACGGCGCAAAAATAGGCGGCGAACCGAATACCGCAACTATTGTTGCAACATGTGTTGGCCACGGCTTGTCGTTCATCACACGCAGCGCACACCACCTCTTTGACCGCATGCCGGTCCATCTCGTGCGCCTCGGCGTCGTTGTGGCAGTGGCGGCACACGTACGCCTTGTCGCAACACGGTGCAACAATGCTGCATCGGCGCACGTAGTGCTCGCACCCCATTTCTTTTGTCGCACATTCATCTCCTTGATCAACCGAAGACATGGTTTCATTGTCGTCAAGGTCGTCAAGGTCGTCAAGGTCGCTCATGATCAATAAACAAATACATGATAATGCACTTAAATGATTTTCGTATGTATTACATATATTGTAAAACATGTCATCTTTAACCCGGGTTAAGCACGTCACGGCCGACCGCATCACATTCTTAAGGCATTTGGCGGAGACGCCGAACCACACGGTGCTCAAGCTGACTGCAACATGGTGCGGGCCGTGCAAGCAGATTGCGGAGTACACGCGCAAGGCGTCGTTGCGTTTGCCCGCCAACGTGGACCTTATTGAGTGCGACGTGGACGAGTCGTTTGATTTGTACGCCTCGCTGAAGCAGAAGAAAATGGTGAACGGCATTCCAGTGTTTCTCTTTTACAAGAACGGCAACGCGACGCTGATCAGCGACTTGTCGGTCACGGGTGCTGACATTCCGGCGCTGGATGCCTTCTTTTTCGGGGTTGTTGCCGCGGCGAACCCATGAACCAGCAATTATGGAAGTCATTGAATGAAAATAAATAATTTATTTGAAATATGTATGTGCAATTAAATAAAATGAAACCCAGTTTGAGAAGAAACAAAACATTGCGAAAACGTGGTGGAAGGATTGATCCGTCGCGCACAAAGTCACGCACAAAGTCACGCGGACGATCACGATCACCGAGATCACGATCACCATCTCTGTCACCTGGCAGAGTAAGAATCGTGCGTTCACACCAAATTCAGGATCAGGGCAATCAAGGCAATCAAGGCAATCAAGCTCATCCAGTGCAAGACGAACCCATCGCAGTTGAACGCTGGAGTTACAAGACGAAATGCAATAATGGAGAGGAACACACGAGCATGCATGAGTATACGCGCATAGACGCGATGAGAGCCGCTCGCGAATATTGCAGAACCAGGGGAGGCGTTAATGGACGGGTTGAATACACGTCGCACACACGTATGCTCTAATAATGAAAACGCACGAAAATGCAAATAACAAAATAACATAATAAAAATAATAATACAGATAACAACATCGGTATTATCATCACAAATATCTCGCATCATGGACCTAGATTTGGATTTGGACATTCGCAACTACGAGCTGCGCGACATTCTCAACCTGTTCAAGCTGCCTTCCGTGTTCAATGAGTCAAATATGCGCGAGGCCAAGCTCATGGTGATGCGCACGCACCCGGACAAGTCCGGCCTGGACAAGGAGTACTTTCTGTTTTTCTCCAAGGCGTATAAAATCCTGCACGAGGTGTATCAAGTGCGCGCCGGGATGTCGCGTCAAAAAGCCGATGCCAAATACGACGACGTGAAAGAGGACATTGACGCGCGCCGCAACGCCAATTCCGACAAGCTTAAGCGCATGAATGCGGGCGAGTTCAACCGCTGGTTCAACCAAACGTTTGAACAAAATAAACTACATGACGAGGAGCAAGACAGCGGCTACGGCGACTGGCTCAAAGATGCCGATAATAACGAGGATGACGACAACGAATACAAAGACCTAGGTGAGGGCGCATCCTGGGCGCAGCGCATGGAGCAGCTGGAACGCCGGAAGAAAAAGTTAAGGGAGCAAGCGCTCGTCGTGCGCAGCGAAGTTCAAACATTTGATTCCTTTGGTGGAGCCGGGTACGGTTTGACCCGTGAGTGCCCCGAAGAGCACTCCTCAAACGGGTTTGGTGGCTCTTCGCTGGCATACGAAGACCTGAAGAAGGCCCACACGGAGACGGTGATTCCCGTCACGCACGAGGACTACGAAGCCGTGCGCAAATACAAGAACCCGAACGAACTGCAAATGGCGCGAGACATGGATCGTCGGACATTTAATTACTCCGAAACCGAATCGCAATCAGCTTTAGCCCGATCGCAGCAACTGCAGACGGAGGACGACATGCGCCGGGCATTCAAGCTGGCGCAGCAGGACGAAGTTGTGCGGGACCTCAATAAGAAATGGTCGGCGCAGTTCAATGCGATAGAGAACCGGGAAACGTAGCGTGGTTCCCCGCACCCCTCCTCGCTGCGCTTACAGTCGCTGCGCTTACAGTCGCTGCGCTTACAGTCGCTGCGCTTACAGTCGCTGCGCTTATCGGTCATTGGACAGCAGCAAGTACTTGCCGACGACGGTGTTGGAGGTGAGCACTTGGCGCGGGGACAGGCGCGCGAACCATTGGAACGCCAGCCGGTTCAGGATTTGGTCGGCAGGCACGTAAATGCCGTATGCACCCCGGGCAAAGTCCACGTCTTCTTCGCCCAGCAGCTCTTCAATGACGACGGGCTTCCCATCCGCCGTCTTGGTGCCGATCAAAGAGCCGCAAAGCATGGACATTTGCTCCGCCACGATTTGTTTATATAGCCAGCGGTCGTTCTGGCCCAAGAACTCGTACTCGTTGGTGTAGTCGCCGGTGACCAGCGGTTCCAAATACGCGATGTACTGCTTCATGACGGGGCTTTCCTTGGTGCAGCCCATGAGCTGGTTGTCGGGGAAAAACGCAACACTCGCAGCGGTGGAGTTGCGCGACACGAATTCGCCGGCAAACATGGTTTTCCCTGCGCCTTTCAGCAACCCGTTGAACGCGGGTTTCAAATCCCGGAGGCAGATGAAGGAGGCGGGAACGGTTACGCCGCCGTATTTGTGCAGCACGTTGGCCATGGCGAGGTCCCTTAAATGCTGCTTCAGGGGGGACGGCATGTTTTGCACCTTGATGGTCCAATTCGGAAGCAGCCGTTCAAAGGCGGCGTCATCCACCAGCACCACGTTGAACGAGTTGCCGCACTGCTCCACAATGCTGCGAATGCAGAGGTACATGTAGGGCTGATTCAAGTGGGTGCTATTCCGCGAGCCCCAGCTGGACCAGTTGCGCGCGTTCACCGCGTAGTCAATGTGAATCCACAGGAAGGGCTTGCGCGTGTCGGTCAGCGATTTGTCGTGCAACAAATACTTTTTTACGAGGTTGTAGTCGTCGCTTATGTTGTTGCCCTCTTGGGATTTTTTGTAGCGGTTGTATGCCACACCGGCGACAATGATTACTAAATAAAATAGGACGAGCTTGATGGAAAGCATGTTATCAAATTGTTGCTTACTGTAATGTAATAATATATGCAAATATATTATATCAACTGAATCACTTGTCTCCGCTGTTGTCGTTGTCTCCCAACACAATGTAATACACAATTTGGGTTTTGGATTTGTCGTATTTGCGGTCTGATGTGCATTGAATTGCGCAGTGTCGGCACACTTGCCTTAAAATTGTGTTCAAATTATTGTATGACATTTTTCTTGTCAAAAACATTTGTTTTTCCTTGCAGTAGAACGGCATCAAGTCATTGCAAAATTGGTCAAGCAATGAACCCGTTTGTGATTCCGAACAGTAGATTGCCTTTTTATATGCATTAAAGTCAATCAAGTGGTTTTCTGAATTTGGCATCTTGTATGAAATTTTTTTAATGAACTGGTGGATGATGTCAATCGGAATTGCAGACTTGAAAAACTTTTGATTTGTTTGCGTCGGTTGCGTTGTTTGCTTTGTTTGCGTTGTTTGCGTTGGCTGCGTTGTTTGCGTTGGTTGCTTTGGTTCATCATTTGTGTGATGGTTAGGAGTATGATGCATTGGATCGGTTTCATCGGCAATCATTCCAGGCACGACAATGACACACAATATGTGATTGATATCACAATGAGGGGGCTAATATTTAAACACATTATAATTCAATGAATATTACTAATTGTTGTCCACCCCGCGAACCAATTTGCAAAGGTTGTTTGTGAAAAGTGCCAGCTCAATTTCGTCTTCATGCACGTTGTGGAATATGCTGATGTATTTGCAAATGATAGCAATTGCGCGATACTGCATTGACTCTCCTATCATCCGCGTGTTTTTTATGTAAATGAAGTAATTGTCCAGTATGTCCATGACGGAATAGCCTTGGTCGTAGAGCTCATACAAATGCGCAATGCATTTGGCAATGGGCTTGCGGGGTGACAAGCAATCCGACGTGTAGTCATCAAATTTGCTAAACCCAATGTTGGTGCACAGCTGGTTGGCCAACTGCAGCGAAATGGGCAGTCCCACAATTTTGAATTTTTCCAAATAGTTGATGAGGATGCGCACTGACCCGTTGCACACTTTTAATGCGAACTGTGCCGCGTCCTCGCTCATTTCAATTTGCTCCCGGTCGCATATTTTGTGCAAAATATTTTGCATGCACACTGCATTGATGGGGTTGATCTTAAGAATGATTTGACGGGACTGCAGGTTGTCAATGACCTTTTGCACGTTGATGCACGACGCAATGAAGCACACGTTGTGGCTGTACTTGTCAATGCAGTTGCGAAACACTTGCTGGCTTTGTTCGTTGATGGTGTCCACGTCGTCCAGCAGCACGAGCTTTTTTTTGCCGTGAATGAGAGACCGGGTCTGGCAAAATATTTTCATGTCGGCGCGGTAGTACTGTATGCCTTGGTCCTTCAGGCTGTTTAAAACCATAATGTTGTCGGGGTTGTGGCGGTCGCCGTAGTACTCGCGAATGATGGCATTGACCAGCGACGTTTTGCCGGAACCCGAGTCGCCCACGATCAGCAAATTCAATTCGTGCATTTGATTGAGAGAAAGCAGCAGGTTGGTCATGATGGGCGGCAGCTGCTCAAAATCGTTGAACCGCAGCGGCTGGTGCTTGTTGATGAAGGGGGCGTTCATTATTGTTAAAAATCAAAAATTGGAATGAATGCAAGTGCCGCGTTACGTTGCAATGGGGGTGATCTTTTTATAACTATTTTTTTATAACTAATGTTTTTATACAAACTATAAATCAAGTCCCATCATGCCCGCACATCCGCAAATTCCACAGTTTGAGACCGGCGACTTACTACTGTACAACACCACCAAATACTGGTATTCGCGACTCATTGAGCGCTTCACGTCGTCGGATTACAGCCACGTGAGCATGGTGCTGCACCGACCCACGTGGTTGGACCCGTGCCTTTGTGAGGAGGAGTACTACGTGTTGGAGAGCGGCAGCGAGTGCTTTCCGGATGCCGTTTCGGGTGATTTTAAATTCGGCGTGCAGGTGTGCCCGCTGTCCAAGGTGTGGGCCGAGTACGCGACGCAAGGGTACGGCCGCCTCTATGTGCGGCGCATCCGGTTTCTAGATGCGGCGAGTTTCGGTCCGGATGCGCTCATTCGCGGCATCCAGGCCGCATACGCGAAGGTGAAGGCGTGCCCCTATGACCTCAATCCGTGCGACTGGATCCGGTGCTACTTTGACGAGCACAAGACGCTGGAACAGATTGAAGCCACGGGTCAGCGGGATCAAAAGACCACGACATTTTGGTGCAGCGCGCTAATTTCATTCGTGCTCGTGGTTGCCGGGGTACTGGACAAGTCGGTGCCGTGGACGGTGATCACTCCATACGATTTCAGCGCCTTCTGTGCGCCGCAGCGGCTATTATACCGGGGGTGTGCATTTGACGCGGAGGTCAAGCTTTGCTAACAGTGCCAACAGTGCCAACAGTGCCAACAGTGCCAACAGTGCCAACAGTGCCAACAGTGCCAACAAGACATGTGAAAAAATGCACAAGGAAACGCACTTAAACCCGGCGCACGAGTAATTTACATGTGATGGAACACATTGAAGACCTGCCCACCATTTATGGTGTGGAAAAAAACGGAAAAACGAAGGTCTGGACCGCACGCATTTACCGCGATGAACTCAACGGATTCGCAACGGCTGAAATAGAGTACGGACAGCTGGACGGCAAGAAGCAGACGACGAGCCGCGAATACACGGACGGGAAGAACCTCGGCAAAAAGAACGAGACGACCCCGCTGCAACAATGTCTTTCGGAAACCAAGAGAAAATGGCAGGATAAAATGGAAAAAGAGGGATATTCTCTCGTTATCCCGAATTCAAAAACACAAACACAAACACAAACACAAACACAAACACAAACACAAACACAAACACAAACAATCAACGCAACCAACGCAATCAAAGTGTTCCCCATGTTGGCGCACACGTACGAGCCTCTTAGTTCAAGGAACAAGAAGAACGACATCGTGTTCCCGTGCTACGTGCAGCCCAAGCTGGACGGCCTGCGGTGCATCTGCTACATGGCGCAAAATTCAACAAATCATGAACCCGATGTGGTAGCCCAATCACGCACGGGAGCCTACTTTGAATCCGTGGAGCACATTTGCGCCGAATTGCGGCCCATCCTGCTGAAAAATCCGGGTCTAATTCTGGACGGCGAGTTGTACACCACCGACATTCCCTTTGAGGAGCTGGCGGGGCTCATCAAAAAGAAGAAGCTGTCCGAGGCAGACCTGCAACGACTGCAATGCGTCAAATACCACATTTACGACATTGTCGTGGACGGCGATTACTCCGAGCGGCATGACCGTATTGTTGGTGCCATTCCCAAACCGGACGAATGCCGGCATTTGGAGGTGGTTCAAACGCAACTAATCCACACGGTGAATGCATTCAAGCAGGCGTTCGGCGAGTATGTTGAGGCGGGGTACGAGGGCATCATGTTGCGTAATGTAAACGGGATGTATCGCCAGAATTATCGCAGCCACGACTTGCAAAAGTACAAGGAATTCGTGGAGTCCGAATACCCGATTGTGGGCTTCAAAGAAGCCGACGGTCGGGACAAGGGAACGGTGGTGTGGGTGTGCAGAACGGCGGAGAAACGAGAATTCAGCGTGCGTCCAAGAGGCACGCAAGAACAGCGGCGCCAGTGGTTTCAGGACGGCCACACCCATGTTGGGAAATTGCTGACCGTGATTTATCAGGAGCTGAGCGAGTTGAACGTGCCGCGGTTTCCGGTTGGCAAAGCCATTCGCGACGGGTACTAGTCAGAAAACCTACGGACCGGGGAACTACGTAAAAGCGCAGCGCCCCGCACCCCTCCTCCGAACCTTTCCCTCAGAAAACCTACGGTTTACAATGCACTGTTTCTCGCCAAGGCACGTCTCGCGCCGAGCCGTTGTCCGAACCTTTCCCGCAGCATTGCGTGCGTTGGTTTAATGTGAAACCCGCATTTTTTATACCAATAAATAATGACAAATAAAATCATAATAAAAACAGTTCATTATGATTTTTAAACAAGATCTAACTCATGCCACCCCGTTCGCATTACGACGTTCTGCAATTGGAATCACGATCGGCCACACCCGATGAAATCAAGCGCGCGTTTCGTCGGCTGTCCATGGAGCTGCATCCCGACAAAAACGGGAACTCGGAGGAGTCCAAGCGCGCGTTCCAGGAAATCAACGAGGCGTACAACGTGCTGAGCGATCCTGAAAAGCGCGGCAACTACGACTTTGAGCTGCAGATGGGTATTGGAGGACACCGAATGCCGACGGGCATGCATCACATGCACCACATGGGTGCAATGGGCCCGATGGGCGGAATGAATCCGATGGACATGCTGTTTGCAGCGATGCATGGACAGCAGCACCAGCAGCACCAGCAACAACAACAACAACACCAGCAACAACATGCAAACATTTTTGAAGCCATGTTTGGATTGGGAGGAATGGGCGGAATGGGCGGTATGGGCCCCCGAATCATCATTCACAATTTCACGCAAAGCATGAATGAGCCATCACAGCAGCATGAGCAGTTACACGATGTAAATGTCGTGATTGCGCTTTCACTTTCGGATGCATTCAACGGTGCAAATCAGCGTCCGGTCCACGTCCAATACGAAGACGAATTGCATGCAATGCATTCCGACACAATCATGATTAACATTCCACCAGGCATTCCGAACGGGCACAAGGTGGGTATTCCAGGCAGGGGCAACGTCATTCCCAATTCGGGCGGTCGGCGTGGCACCCTGAATTTAGAAATCAGCATTGAAGAGCACCCCCAGTTTCGTCGCGAGGGAGACGCCGACCTGGTGGTGGAGCATCGCGTGTCCCTCAAAGACGCGCTGTGCGGGTTCACGTTTGACCTGGTGCACTTGAACGGCCGCAGCTACAAATTCAACTGCAAGCCGTGCTCTATCACGGGCTCCATGAACGAAACGAAGGTGCTTCCCGGGCTGGGCTACAACGAAAGTGGCGTGCTTAAAATCCGGTTCTCCATTGAGCTGCCCACGTCGCTCACGGAGGAGCAAGTCGCCGCGCTGTCCGCCATCCTTTGAGCGCAGTAGTGAAGATACAGGTAAAAGAGTCCGAACGCTGCAATGAACATCACTTCCCCAAAAAATATGTCGCCATCGTCTGCGAATCGGTGCATGATGTGGGCGCATGATGCAAATTGTGTTGCAACAACGGCTGCACACGTGGGGGTCTGAATCAGCATGGAATGCGCCAATGTGAACACAATGATTGCGCCAAATCCAAGAACCGCAAACATGTAATGCGTGGCATGGCTTTCGTCAATTGACACCAGAGAGAAAATGCAGATCAACAATGAAACAATGCATGCGAATCCGAACTTGTGCACATGCGCATGTTCAATGGAGGCGCATTTCACGCGTTGGCATTCATAAGCGCACGTCGCAATTGCCATGACTGCCATGGCTGCGATGATGCCCGGCTTGTTTTTGCAAATGATTTGGCTCACGCTTGTTGCATGCGTGCACTGATGCCACACAATCCCGATTGGAATCGCATACGACACCAACATGATGGCCAATAATGCGTGAATCAAAATCATTTACAACACATTCAATACAATTCGTTTCCAATTGTATTTAATATGATTTCCGGGGTCATCCATACAGTCCGCGCATTTCCGCGTACGTCATGTTTCGCCCGTGCACGCTTTTGAACGCGTCGTTGCCTTCATCAATGATGGCCAACACCGCTTGCTCGCTCACATCAATCAATGCGGCCACTTTTCTCTCGCCCTCCTTTTCAAGATGTTCTAAATTCATGCGTCAATGCAATGGGGTAGCAACATGACATGTCTTTATAATGGTTATTTCAAAAAGAATTGATTCCAATTCAACTTAAAGACACAGATGAGTAGACACATAACCGCGCCCGACAATCATTATGGCAGAATTAGACATGAGATGGCAGCAATTTTTGAGTGGGATGACGGCATCATTGTTGCCAGTCGCACCGACTATGATGACGGCACCGCATCCTCATGCCATGGCGCCACCGTCCAAGAAATTGGAAGAAGACAATGACGATGATGATGCAGTTGACGAAGATGACATTGGTGCAGTTGGTGCAATGGACGAAGATGTCATTGACGAAGATGCCATTGCTGAAAACGATGCGCTCAAATTGACGGAAAAAACGTGTCCGAAGTGCACCCCCCTTTACGTGAGCACGACGACCAAGATTTCGTATTTGTCCAAGGCGATTGACATTCACGACGCGTTTTGGAAGATACCGGTGTTGAAGTACGCGGTTCCGAAGGAGGGTGCCATCAAGAAGCAAATGAAATTTTCAACCACGGATCCGGCGGAGTTGGCAGTCATTCAAGACCGGCTTAAGCACGAAGTGGCGTGCGTGAACGAGTATGTGATTGAGCACATTGAACACCCGGACGGCCGCATCAAGTTCAAGGACCAGCGCAAAATCAGCATCGGGCTTTGCAAAAAGGACATCATGAGCTACCGCATTAAGCAGAAGCGCGCATTCTTCAACTGCTTTGTCGTGATTCTGCGAATCGTGGATGAGGAGGACGAGCAGCGCTCCTTCAAGGAAATGCACGTGAAGGTGTTCAACACCGGAAAATTAGAAATACCGGGCATAAAAACGGACAGCATGATGGCGCGTGTTCAGACGCTGCTGGTGCAGACACTTCGGCCGATTGTCGGCGAAGACTTGGATTTTCAGCGCGGCAATTCTGAAACGGTGTTGATCAATTCCAATTTCAAATGCGGGTACTACATCAACCGCGATGCGCTGTACAAGATGTTGAAATACAAGTACCGCATCAACTGCAACTACGACGCGTGTTCGTATCCGGGCATTCAGTGCAAGTTCTTCTATGTGAAGGGGTCCGGCGAACAAAGCGGGCAGCAACCCATGCACATTGCGGCGGGGGAGGAAACCAATCGGTACAAAAAGACATCAAATGTTGACAAAGCGCATTACGAAATTTCATTCATGATTTTCCGAACGGGCAGCGTGTTGATTGTGGGGAAGTGCAACGAGGATGTGCTGCACGAGATATACGAGTTCATCCGAACCATGCTGGAAACGGAGTACATGGAGATTGGCAAATGCCTGGTGCCACCGGAATGCGCGGCGGAAAAAAAACGAGTTCCCAAAGTGCGGCGAAAAATTCTGATGTTCAATGCGAACCATGCAGAGCATGCCAGTGAACCTTTATAATTAAACAATAAATAAGTATTTAAAGATACAGGCCAATTTTAGAACATAATTTGAAATAAAAGCATTACACCAAATGAGCAATCAACCTCTTCGCGGGGGTGCTGCGGCACCTCCAAATGCCCCCCAAAATGCCAATGCCCCCCAAAATGCCAATGCCCCTCAAGGTGGAAATGCCCCCCAAGGTGGCAATAATGCCAATACCAGCAACGCATCTTATCGGTTGCCAAGCAATCTCTGCATGAATCATGCCATTAAACTTGCAATTGTGGAGGACAAACCCATCATGTTGGATTATTGGACTGCATCATTGGACAAATCCGTGGTGATCGGCGTCGGCGAGAATAAGGAGAAATTGCTGGTGAAGAGTGAGGACGAGTACACGAGCACCATTGCAAAGATTTTCAAGGTAGAGACGGAATACATCATCATGACGGAGAATTCAATTTACATTGTCAGCAACGAAATTCCCACCAAGCGCATTAACTAACTCAGAAAACCTACGGTTTCCAAATGCACGCCGTGCAGGCCCGTTGTGTCCGAACCGTTCCCTTTCTTTTTTAATTATTTATAATGTCGTGTATTATAAACAATAAACAATAAACAATAAACAATAAACCATGGCAGGTGCAGTGCGTCGTTTGATCTTCACGGACAAGAGCGTGTACAATTACAATCATTATGTGCCGGGTTCAGGCGTGGGTGGGCAAAACATTTCGGTGCGTCGGCATTTGAAGCGATTTGCAACTTCGCCGCAGGGCAAGGACCCGAAGGCGCCGTGCTGTCCCGAGCTGTTGCAAAATTACGGGTTTTTAAGACAGGGCGGGATCTAATTTAAATTATTCCAAATAATTATAAATGCATAAATAAATAATGGTTCATCGGTGGACATTCACGAATGGGTACAATTACAACCGGTACGTGCCGGGTTCCGGCGTGGGTGCGCAAACCATTTCGGTGCGTCGGCATTTGAAGCAATTTGCTCACACTCACAAGATGCCCGAAATCACAATGCCTGAAATCACAATGCCCAAAACACGGTTGTTTGTTGGTGATTTGACGATCATTGCAGAAGTGGCTTCTACCAAAGAAACACACGCGCGAGGGTTGATGTTTCGCCGTCAACTTGAGCCCAATCATGGCATGTTGTTTGTATTTCCCATGAAGGCAAAATATTGCTTCTGGATGAAAAACACGTACTTGGCGTTGTCCATTGCATTTTTGAGTGATGATGGAACCATTGTTGGTTTAGCCGACATGCAGCCCGAGAGTGAAGTTAGACACTGTGCACCTGAATCGGTGCGATATGCGCTTGAAATGGAGCAGGGCTGGTTCAGCCGGAACAATGTTGGCATAGGGGACCGCATTGCAAATGTTTCATCTTGAACTTGCCCCCATTAAACAAGTTAAAGAAATTGCAATCATTCAATGCAGTGTGATTCATAATAAATGGTATTGTCTGCTTCAGAGCCACTTCGTTCAGAGCCACTTCGTTCAGAGCCACTTTGTTTGGGTGTGTGTGAGTTTTACAATCCGACCTTACACGGTGAGTGCGATGATGCGCGGATGTCCGACTATTTTTTTTACACGTGTCAAGTGGATTTGTCTGATTTTTACGACAACAGTGTGTTTTCGTACATTGCAGAGTATCCGGGCACTTACAAATACACGGGCGTGGTGCGCGCGTATTGGAGCATTGTAAAAAATGCGTATCCCATGTTGGAGATTGTGCAGCCGGTTACGTTGGAACCCGGCGGTGAATGTGTGGCAGTTCTCAAAACGTTTTGGCTACGGTTACTGCAGCGCAAATGGAAGCGCATTTTTGCCGAACGCAAACAGCGTTTGTCTCAACTTCTCAAACCGCATGGGTTGATGAAGAGAGAAATTGGATGCAAATTCTAAAATCGGATTACAAAAAATCCTCTAAATCCATTATTGAAGAAGACGAAGATGAAACACTGTCATCATCACATGCACTGTCATCATCACATGCACTGTCATCATCACATGCACTGTCATCATCGCATGCATCTGCCTCATGATCGGTTGCAGCAGTAGCAACAACATCATCATCATCATCATCCGAGTCATCCGACAAATCACTGGATGATGTGGACACCTGATCATCATCGTTCTCGGGATGATGATCTTCTTCTAACATTTTAATTCGCGCATGAATTTGTTCCAGTTCTTCCCGAATGGACTTCATTCCGGTTGCATCGCCGGCAGCATCACAATAATTGCACATCTCCACAAAAAATGTGGCCTCTTTGCGTTTTTGTTCCAATATATCTCGGCACGTGTGTTTGTATTTGCGAAAAACGGGGCGCAGCCATGCATTGCTTCGCATTGCGTTGCGAATGCGGGCTGCGTTTGCAAACAGTTCTTTCCATAGTTCGTTTCTACGTTGAATGGTTTCAATGTCGCGAATGTCGTCTCTTGCAATTTGCCCCCCTTCACACGCCGCATGCTGTGTGGGTTGCATCATTCTAAACGTGACCGGGTGTGGGGCGTGGTTGTGTGAATGTTTGTATTATATAAAATATCGGATATAAAATATATTAAGCACAACGCATCAAATACACACAACGGGTTGACAACATGTGTGACACCAACAACACAGTGACTTGCGTGGAAGAACGAATTGACTTGGGTTATGGCTCAAAAGACGCAGGGTCTGGGTCTGGGTCTGGGTCTAATTCAAAAGACTTGCTACTTGCGGAGAGCAACGACCGCTACGTGCTCTTCCCGATCAAGGACAACGATATATGGAACATGTATAAAAAACAGGTAGACTGCTTTTGGCGCGCGGAAGAGATTGACTTGTCGCGCGACGCCCCGCACTGGAACAACAGTTTGAATGATGACGAGCGCTACTTCATTTCCATGATTCTGGCGTTTTTTGCGGCCAGCGACGGCATCGTGCTTGAAAATTTGGCGGTGCGGTTCATGACCGACGTGCAGCTGGCCGAAGCCCGCGCGTTTTACGGGTTTCAAATTGCCATGGAAAACATCCACTCGCAGGTGTACAGCATGCTCATTGACAGCTACATCAAGGACGAAGCCCGGCGGCGCCAGCTGTTCCACGCCATGGACGAATTCCCTTGCATCAAGAAGAAGGCGGAGTGGGCGCAGCGCTGGATCCACGACAAGCGCAGCTCGTTCCAAACCCGCCTCATTGCGTTTGCTTGCGTGGAGGGCATCTTTTTTTCGGGCGCGTTCTGCTCCATTTTCTGGTTGAAGAAGCGCGGCCTGCTGCCGGGTCTCACGTTCAGCAACGAGCTCATTTCGCGCGACGAGGCGCTGCACACCGAGTTTGCCGTGCTGCTTTACAACAAGCTGAGCAAGCGCACGCAGAAGGCGCGCGTGGCGGAAATCGTGCGAGAGGCGGTGGCCATTGAGAGCGAGTTCATTTGCGAGGCGCTGCCGTGCCGCCTCATCGGCATGAACGCCAAGCTGATGACGCAGTACATTGAATACGTGGCAGACCGGCTCATGGTGCAGCTCGGGTACGACAAGTTGTACGGTTCCGCGAACCCCTTTGACTTCATGGAAATGATCAGCCTGCCGTCGGTGTGCAACTTTTTTGAAAAGAAGGTGAGCGAGTACGCGCTGGCCGAGAAAACCAAGACGGACGACATCTTTGACATGAACACCGCGTTTTGATTATGTGTTTTTGCAAATTAACATTGCATCTTCATCAATGCCCAATTCTTTAAAATAGTCAATTCCTTTCTGAATGTTGTTCAAAAATTGTCTCACACAACCAATTAATTTACCGTTAGAATCATACCCTCGCCCTCTATTGAAAATGTTACTAACTGTTGTGTTGTCAGGATCTAGACGAGGCGGCAAATTATAACAGGTGCGGTGGATGTGCAAGTCACTTGCAGTTTCTGGTAGGTGAGGGCCACCCGGATACGACGCATGAAAATAGGTGCCGATTAATTGAGACATTCCATCGCATTTATAACAAAAATCAAATAGTAGGTAACCATCACAGTCCACATAATCATGATAATCCATAAAATTTATGGATTCTTCCTCATCAAACAAGTAATTGTGCTTTTCACGGTCCGGTTGTCCATACTCAACCTTTCTGCGTAGGCATATTACGGCACGATCATACATGTCTCTCTCTGCGTGAACTCTAAATTCAGAAACATTTGCTAGTTTCATCATGAATTCTTCCCTGCTCTTTAACCCGGATAACGCATCTAAAATTCCCCAATCAAACATTGCAGCATGGTCAGGCTCATAGTCTATCTGAAAAATATCGACATGAATGTGAGCAGACACATTCAGGGGGCGGGTGGACAACAGTTTCTTGATTAAATCAATAGTTTCAAATGCAAGTCTTAACCTGACACAAACCACAGGATCCACGTTCGCGACCTGCATTATTTCATTAAGTACACGGTGGGTTGTTTAAATGATTATTAATATTGTTTTACCAGCGCACATTCACGTCGGTGGGCATGATGAATCCCATCAAGTCCATCGCGCGGTTCTGCAACAGGATGAAGAGCGTGAACACGACAAACAGGCCGCCCGTTTTCATGGTGAATGTGCGGTCATAAATGATGCACGCCATCCACGTGATAAATGCAAGCCAGTACAGCAGTTTAACATAATATTCTATGCCGTTCATGAGTTTCACGTCCTGGGACATGTAGTGCGTTTTGCGTTCCAACAAATTCAGTTCGTTGGTTGCGTCCTCGTCGGTTTGCGCAATCTGGGTCAAATTGTTTCCCAGCGTTGCATTGGTTTCGGTCAGCGTTTGAACGGACGCCATTTGGTTTGCATTGGACTCCAGATTGCGTGACATGTCTTTGTACCAGTCATCAAACTGTTGGGTCAGTTTGGCCTTTTCTTCTTCTCCATTTTTTTGGTACCGCATTTTCAAGTCCTGGTCGGCGCCGACTGACCCCTTTGACGCCACCAAATAATCTCGGCGGGCGGTTTCCACCAGGGCTGGTGCCTTTTTTTCAGCCATTAAGGCGGCACGATAATTGCTTTGCGCGTCCATGACTTGCTGTTTTTTGTAGCATTCCGTGCCTTTGGCACACGTTGCATTGGCATTGTCTATGATTTTAGTCATTTGACTCAGGAGCTGCATTTGTTGGTATTGCATGTTTTGCGCATTTGCTGCCGACATGGTTGCATTATTTGCATCGCCCATCGAAATATCAAATGATTATGAATGTATTATATTGATGACACAAAAAAATAATACATTTATCATTTTAGGCGGGATTTGTTGCGGGGGTTTGTTTCATGCGGGGGTTTGTTTCATGCGGGGGTTTGTTTCATTCGTCCTGTGTCGCTTCCTCTTCTTGGTCGTCATCATAAATGATGGCCACGTTGCGCCAAGCCCCGTTCGTGTACTTGCCGAACTTCTTGTCCATGAATTCATACAGTTCGGCACCCTTGGGCACATCTCGCCCGTGTCCGCGCACGTACCACTGTTTGAACGTCTCATACAATTCGGTCTTCTTAATGCCGCGTCCGCCTTGCTGCATCTTAATCTTGTCACGTGCAAATTCGGACAAGTAGTCTTGTCCCAAACGGTACTTCTGACTGCTGGCGGTAACCATGGCGCACGGCTTCACCAAGCCGTTTGTCTTGAACACGTGGTCCACAAGCATGGACATGAACGTGGGCGCCCAACGCTTCAGCTTATCATCAAGCATGCGATCAATTTTGAACTGGTACGGATTGTCCACATCACCGTCCGGGTTGGGGTTGTCGCAGAACTTGGACATAAAATCCACTTTCTGGATGCGGCGCCACGTGCCGTCGTCGTTGCTCTTGATTTCAAACATGGTGTTCGTGCACACCACAAGCTTGAACTGCGGCACGAAAGTGATCATGTCCTTGTACAGCGCGCGCCCCTGCAACGGGTCGCCAGCCGACACCTCCTTCAACACACCCTCATTGATTTGGTCGCCCTTGGACGGCTCCTGCATCACGGCGTAGCGGATGCCGATGAGCTGCGCAATTTCCGACGACGTGCCGCCGATTCCGTTTCGCTTGTTCGTGATCAGCGTGATGGGCACGGTGGCCTTGTATTCTCCGAAGCAGCGCGACATGAGTTCAGTCAGTTTGGACTTGCCGTTGCTGCCAGCGCCCACGTAAATCTGGAACGTTTGATCACGATTCACGCCGATCAAACACGACGCCAAGTGGTCCCACATGTAATTCCGCAACTCCTCAATGGGAAACAGCTGCATCATGAAGTCGTTGATCTCGGCAATCGTGGCGGCGTGCTTTGCGCGGTCCAGCGGCACGTAATCAATGTTGGTGCACTTGCTGATGTTGTCATCGGGCTGGCCACGGCGGAAGCGTTTTTCAGTGAAATCAATCACGCCGTTGCTGTAGCACATGAGATGCGTGTTGGTGTCCAGCGTGTCCACGAAGTTCTTGTCGTAAAACAGCTCGCGCGCCTCTTTCATGATGTTGTTCTTGAACGTGGTGGTTTTCAGCCGCATGCAAATTTCAGTGTATTTTTCCGCGCGCATGCTCTTGTCTTTCCACTCGTCACTGCCGGGGTCCTCCTGGTTCATGAGCGCCGTGTTCTCAATCTGCTTGGCATGGTACATGGTGTAAATGTCCTTGGAAATCATGAGACGCAGGGCATTGCCGGAGTCGCATTCCTCCCAGCGGTTTC